GCCGTTGTTAAGAACGAATGTCCGTATCTCCTAGAGTGGATTGCATTCCATAAGCTTGTCGGTGTTGAGCATTTTTATATTTATGATAATGGATCGACTGATGGCACGCTTGAATTGCTAAAAACGCTTTCAAAAAAAGGTATAGTGTCATTGCATGATTGGAGGTACATCGTCCCGATTCAGTTACAAGCATATCAGGATTGCTTGAATAGCCATAGATTAGATTCTGAATGGATAGCTTATATTGATGTAGACGAATTTCTTTATTCTACCAGCTACCCAGATTTAAAAGAGTTTATAAAATCAGTCACCTTTTTTTCGACTTACAATATAGGTGCGATTGCCGCGCACTGGTACCTTTTTGGCTCGAACGGACATACGGAGAAAACTGATGGACTTGTCATTGAGCGTTTCACTAGAAGACAATCTGATGCTAATCTCCACGTCAAATCCATTGTCCGCACAGATGCTACGCTCTCAGTTGGAAAAGATCCACATTCATTTTATTTCGTCGACGGCTTCACGGCAGTCAATGAACGAGGCCTGGCACTTCCGCGTGACTATGCCATCACGAAAGGCGGGACGGGCAATTCTCTTAGAATCGCTCACTATCATACTAAATCACACGCTGAATACATCGAACGAAAAAAGTTAGGAGACCCGCAGACTTTGGCTATAGACGTGGGGGAAAGGTTAGAAGAAAGATTTAAGGCTCATGACAGAAATGATTTAGCAGATACATATCTTCAAGATAAGTATTCAACCCTTATAAAAACTATTATCGAAAAGGAGCTGCTTTGAGTCGGCTAGTTAAAAGAGTAAAAAACCCAGTAATAAGTCTGATTACCTGTACGGGAAGCCGTCCGGAAGCCTTAAGACTTTGTGAAAAATATATTAAAGATCAAACCTATCAAGGTGATCTAGAGTGGATAATTGTAGATGACAGCACTGAAATGCTTCCAGCTGACAGAACTGTAAGTGAAGGCCCTGATGGGTGTGCGTTTTCTATGATGCGAGTTAGACATTTTAGAGGTCCCCGCACCTGGATACCGGGACTTAATACGCAGCGTTTCAACATGGAATTAGCCCTTAAAAAAGTAAAAGGCGATTACATTTTTTTCATAGAAGATGATGATCTCTATAAGCCAGACTACATAGAGACCATGATGGACCTTCTAAAGTACGCAGATATAGCCGGAGAAGCTAAGTCGAAATACTACCATCTTGGGCTTCCAGGACATAAAGAGATGCATAATTATAGGCATGCATCTCTTTGCCAAACTGCTATAAAAAGAAAGCTTTTGCCAATGGTAGAAGCCGCGGTAAACTCCGGTGAATTGTATTTTGACATACATTTATGGAACCAAGTCCATGAAAACCGCATCCCATATTTACTCTTCGCAGAGTCAAATTTAGTTATAGGAATGAAAGGACTTCCCGGACGTGAAGGAATCGGTGCCGGCCATAAAACTAAAGACTATCTTTTGGACCCAAGTTTGGATAAGTTAAAAGAATGGTGCGGGGATGATGTGTCTAATTATCTCCCTTTTATAAGGAAAAGAAACAATGAACGAAGAGAACTCAAATCTATTACAGATGAAGAAAGAGAACGGTTGCTGTCAAGAAAAAAAGGATGAGAGAGGCCCGGCAATAGCGAGTGGTGTAACAGGGGTAAATCAGACTAGCGAATACTTTGATACAACCGCTGCAATCGCAAAATTGTCATTAACAGTAATTGACCTTCAAAAAGCAATTGGTGGTATTCAAGGAGCACTCCAACAATTTGGAATGAACCTAAGTCAACTAGGAGACGCACATAACCAACTTGCAAACATGGTAGAATCTTTAGCAAAAGGTGAAACTAAAACTGAAACTTCGGGTAAGCCGGTAGAAGCTTCGCCAATTTGTTAGAGAGGTCAAAATAAGCTGCTCCCGGAAATTCGTCCGGGAGCTTTTTAAGTTAAGGATTCGTATGAAAAAGAAAATGAAAACCTCCGGAACAATGTCTCCCCAAAAACAAGCTGACGCAGAAGCTGCGACCGGTTCTAAGCAAGCGAAATCCATTCTTGCTGAGCGCATGAAAAAGAAAGTAGTTAAGAAGATTAAAAAGAGAAAGTAATATGCCGCTAACACCTAAAGGTCGTAAGATCATGAAAAATATGAAGAAAACCTATAAAACTGATAAGAAGGTTAAGCAGGTTTTCTATAGTATGATTAACGAAGGCAAAATAACGGGCGCTGAAGGTGTCAAAAAGAAGCGTAAAACGAAAAAAGGAAAATAAGATGAGCAATATCATTCACAAATGGATACTTCGAATTCTTAGTTCTTTAGGCCTTAAACGAAAGTTATCGGCTCTTTTCCAAACACTTTCCGGCATTATAACAACCATTCCAAGTCTTGCTGTTTTTGCACCGGCTCTTCAAGCTATTGCATCTTGGTTAGGTATAGCAGGAATTGGGCACGCTACACTGGCCGGCACTGTAAAAGTTAACCTTTCCACAGTAGCAGCGTTTTTTTCAGCTCTTGTTATAGCAGCGCAGCATGTTCCGCAGTTAACAGCATTCGTCCCCGTTATTCAAGCAGTGGCTTTAGTTTTAGGATTTTTTACTAGTGTTGACCTCCTCGGTAATAGAGAGAAGTAGCGAAGACTTTTTCGAAGACGATATGTTTTTTGCAGAAGCTCAACCGCTTTTTGACGCTATTCTTCCGCATAATCAAAGCACCTGGGAAAACTTAAACACATTCGATCCTGTACTTCCTGAGAAAAAACTTCTCTATGAAGTCCTGGGAAGGGCTTTTGACGATCTATTAGGCGAAGATTTTGATAATAAGTATAGCGCCATGCGATGGTTCGAGTCTGTTGATTTTTCCTCTAAAACACACTTCACATATAACTTCATCGCACAAGCTCTAGACCTTTCTCAAGCATATAAAGATTTTATAAAATCAAAAATCTCATCTGTCAGAAAAAATGGTCAATAATAAACAAAAAGGCAAACGTGTTGAGAGAAACATTGTCAATTGGCTAAAAGACTTAGGCGTTAACGCTGCGAGATCGGTTCAATATTGTGGTAAAAATGGCGACTCTGATGTGGTGTCGACAGACCTTCCTTCTTTTCATATAGAAGTTAAAGGCACTCAGTCAAAAAAATTACCGAAATCTACCCTTCTTAAATGGCATACCCAAATCGAAACTGACGTTAAAAATAATAACCTTCCTGTAATTTTTCACATTGCAAATGGGGAAGAGCCTGTAGCTTTAATTCCGGTTTTTACAGCACTTGCTATGGGCTTTCCTCTTATCGACGTTAAAACTTTGATCGGAGATTCTTTTGAGCCTAGCGAAACAGTGCTCAATATGCTTATGGTGAGACATGTCGGTCGTCTACTTGGGAGGGAAGATATCACCGAAAGTATCCCTCTAGCAGCTTTTCCAGTAAAAGAAGATAAAGTTTTTTTGGCAACAGATGGTAAACTTTTTGTGAGTGAGATGCTTAAATATGAAAAGAGTATACGGGTGGCGTAGAGATACGCACGATCAAAGAGATCTTAAATTTCTTTATACATTCCCGAACCACCTCCCTTTAAAAGTCGACTTAAGGCATCATTGCCCGCCTGTTTACGATCAAGGCTCTCTTGGGAGCTGCACTGCGAATGCGATTGCCGGTCAATATGATTTTTGCCGTATTAAGGCAGGACTCCCGCCAATCACACCATCTCGCCTGTTTATTTATTATAATGAAAGAGAAATGGAAGGAACTGTCGACTATGACGCCGGAGCACAAATCCGAGATGGTATTAAGTCAGTGGCACAGCTTGGTGTGTGCGAAGAGATTTGTTGGCCTTATGATATTAAAAAGTTTACAAAAAAGCCTAACCCGGAATGTTATGACAGAGCTACAAATCACCAATCGATAACTTATGCGGCTTTAAGGCCTGATTTACGTTCTATTAAAAACTGTCTTGCCGGCGGATTTCCTTTTGTATTTGGATTTACTGTGTATGAGAGCTTTGAAGGAAACGCTATTGCACAAACCGGTTTAATGCCTTTTCCTGGCAAAAAAGAGAAACCGATTGGCGGTCATGCGATAGAAGGTGTAGGATACAATGATGTTCTTAAGACTTTAATTTGCCGAAATTCTTGGGGGCATAGCTGGGGTGATAAAGGATATTTCTATATGCCCTATGATGTGATTACGCGTGGGATGTGCCATGATTTTTGGGTGATAAGAAGAGTTGAATAGCTAAAACTTCCCAGTAGCGACGTACCTCTTTAGAGCTTGCTCTTCAATCGCATTAATTCTTTTTGTAAGAAGTTCTTGAGCTTGATCGTGTGGTAAGCTCGAATCCGCAATACTATTTGCAACTACTTTTATGTACGGTCCTGTTGTTTTTCTAAAGTCCAACCATTCATCCGGTGTTAAAGTTCTGGCATACGCACTTCCAATTCTTTCTTCTCTTGTCTTTTTATAAGCCTCTGCTTGCTGTTTACTGCCAAGGTCTGATTGTGTGAAATTGATATAATTTCCCATCTCTTTTACAGTTAAACCTTTAGCATTTAACTTATCCCACACATCACCGCTTAGAGGGGAAACCTCACCTATTAACCGGTGTACTCCAGGAACATGTTCTAATCCGGTTCTTTTTATAGGGTCTCCAAATCTGTCAACCGAGTTTTGACTACCTATAAGAGTTGCCACACCCGGAACATTTCTAAAAGCTTTTTGCATTAGCTCTTGATGCGATTCTTCCGGCTCATCATATACCTGCTGAATGTCCCGAAGAAGACTTGAAAAAGGAACTAAAAACTTTTCAGCCGTATCGACGGATTGAGTTTTAATTTTATTCCATCTTTCAGCACTTGCTTGCAGCGCATCTTGTGCCTTGTTAGAATTTGTCTCCGGATTTAAAAGCTCTCTGTATAGTGTGTAGATAGGGGAATTTAAAGTACCACCTCCTAAGAAAGGCATAGCGTAAGAAAAAGCTCCCGTGTAGAACTTAGTAGCAGTTTCCGGAATACTCTTTCCAGAGTCAATTGCTTTATTTACGTGCCAAATTCCGTAAGCTAGAGCGTTAAGTCCGGGTAAATCTTTATACTCAATTGAAAATCCGTTAGGGAAAATAATACTGTATTCCGGATCTCCTTTTTGTTTCGCTTCCGCAAAGTCAGCCCTATTAGTCGCTTTAGTTGTCTCAAAATCTTTTCCTTCGCCCTCTAGATCAGATTTTTCAACATCTCCTGTTATTCGGAATAAACCAGAGCGGCTAAGGCCTAGAAGAGTTGCCGACATAACGGCACCGACAGCTTGTGCGTTTCTAAGCCTTGTTTGAAGAGCTTCAGACCTTGGTTTAAAAAAATCTCCTTTGCCCCCTCTTGCGGAATCTAAAGCATTTCCAAGACGCCTAATAGCCGGATCAATTAAACGGTTTCCAGGTATATAATCAATCGCATAGTCGGAAAGTGCTAACATAGCGCGACCGAAAGGCTGAACTATAAACCTAACAGGAGCCATTAAGGGATTTTGCGTAAAAAGCGGCTGATTGAAAAACGATAAAGCCATCTGATGTGTGACATTCCCCATCTCGCCGGCATGAGATACACCTCTCGCATAGTCTTCAGCAATCGATAGCTGCTCAGGTGAGTGAGACTGTGTACGAAGTATTTCATAAGCACGAGCACCTATAACACCTGGCTTTGGTGTTATTCCAGAATTCTCATACTCAGCCTTTGCTTGAGCTTTAGCAGCTTCTATATCTTTTGGATTTAAAATAAGTTTTGAAACTTCAGCGCTAAACTTTGCCGGATCATTCCCATACTTTTCTTTAAGTTCTAGAAATCCTCTATGAGCTAAAAACCCCTCGGCTGAAAGTGTTTTTGCATATGTGTGGGTCGCGGCCAATGCGTTTAAAAACTTATCTCCAAACTTACTGTAGAGCTTTGCAAAACCAGACTCCACAGAAGGCTTCAGACCCATAGCCACAGGAGAGGGATCAAAAATACCATTAAAAAGTGCTTTACCACCTTCGCCGGCTAATACCGCTCTGGCATTTGAACGAGCTAAACCTGAAGCTTGCCACATAGCACGCCAAACTAAACCCGCCCCTTGGAACGGATGAGAAAGTGCTGTAAGAACTGGCCCCATATAGAGAGAAGAATTTGCCACTACTAATTGAGTGCCTAAGCCTGACAAAAGATTTGTTCGGGCGTATTTTGAAAGAAAAGATGCCCAATTTGTTTTGTTAAAGCCTAAAGTTTTTTGGAAAATTGAATCAACTTCTGCGTCTCTAGCACGACTTCCTTTAGGCAGTTTATCTGCTTTTTCAAACTGCCCGCGCAGCTCATCAATCATAGCCTGGGTGTAATCAGGCGGCTTAATGCCTGCATCAATATAGGCTCTATTTATATTGGCAATCAAATCTTCAAATGTTCCGGCCTCTCGAAAACGGCTAAGAAGCCCTAAAGACTGCGCACTTATAGTACCGGCACGCTCTCTTACTTGACGAGCTAGATTTGCAGTCTCTAGGGTTTTCGGTGTTGGATTTGCATTTGCTTCAGCTTGAGCTTGTCTAAAAACTTCATTAGTAAGAATAGATCTTGTGCGTGGATCTACATTTAATGATTCGGGGCTTGAGAGATCTTTAATAGTTTTTTCTAAACCATTTTTTTCTATATGTGCTTTAGCTTGAGAAATGGCTTCTTCAGTTTCTGATACTTTATTGTATTCAGTTTTTGGGACATTGGGGTTTTGTTCGGTTACTTTTTTAGAGAACCTTGTCTGTTCGACTTTTCCGGTTTCTGTATTAAAGCGCGGAACATTATCGGGAGGAACAGATATGTTCTGGGTGCTTCCTCCTGTATTCGAAGACTCTCTAGCCACGTTGACCTGTGTATTCTTTTGCGCTTGGACACTTGGTGCCGCTGTTGTCGTTTGTTTTTCCTGGGCATTTACAGTCTCCTTAATAGTCTCTACTTTTTTAGGATTCAACACCTCATTAACATCCGGTAACTTTGTTTTCCTAAGACTCGCCTCTATTTCAGGTAAAATCTTAAAATCTCCAATATCAATGCCGGCACGTTTTAACATGATAGCACCAATTTGATTGGCTATGATTTCACCTCTATCAATAATAGCTTTTTTAGCTTTGGGATTTAATTTATTGGCCGGCGCGTTTTCTGGGACATTTCTTAAAGCTCTCTTTCGGCTGTTTGGTAGAAATACTTTTCCTGCTAAGGCTTGAACAGTAGACACTGGAATTGACGCTTCCAAAGTTTTTATATGATCGTCAATCGCCCGGTTAGCTTCACTAGATAGCTCTAAATCTTTAGCAACACCGTGAGCTATTTCATGGGCCGTAGTTTCCGCTTTGGCTTCTGGGGTATCGTGCGAAGTTAAAGTTATTGAATGATCTTTTGAATCATACCTTCCAACTTCTCCGGCTTTTTTGATAGCATCTATTTTCTTTTGCTTATCAGCTTTTCTTTTCTCTAATTCTTTTTGAGTTTTCTTTTGTGCTTCAAGAGCTGCTTGCTCGGTATCACGGGGGCCTTTAGTTCTACTAATATCAGATTGAAGCTTTCTTTTTTCTATATTTTTTTGATTAAGCTGCTCATTTAATTTTTCTCTTTTCTCTCGATAAGGATCTTCTCTTTCAGCTTTTTTCTGCGCTTCTAAGGCAGCTTGCTCTGTGTCACGCGGGCCTCTGGTTCTTTCTACTTCCGATTGAAGCTTTCTTTTTTCTATAGTTTTGTTCTTAAGATCTTTAGCTATTTCAGCACGCCTCTCCGCATGAACATCTTCCTCACCTTTAACTACTTTAGGAAGGAGGTCTCTTTCATTTTGGAGATCCCTGATGTCGTTATTAACTTTACCTAATTTATTTGTTAGATTGACATGCTCTTCGGTAGCCTTGGGATTAATTGCCTCAGAAGGTGTTAATTTTAACTTAGGTAATGAATCCCTTTCATTCTGGAGGTCTCTTATTTCATTATTAACCCTGTCTAGCTGATTTGTGAGATTGATATGCTCTTCAGTAGCCTTGGGGTTTATAGGCTCTAAATCTGTAACTTCATTTTTAATTAAGTCTTCATCATAAACTTTAAGGCTTGAAATATCAGACAAATCTTTAGTGTATTCCGGCTCTTTTTTGAAAAGTAAATCTTTAAGGTTCAATGAAGTCGTACCATCTTCTATGTGTTCCCAATGATTTGTAGCCGGGTCTCTTCTTACAAGTAAAGCTCCCTTGTCTTCCGAAATATGATTCTCAATTGCTTTCTCAATCGCTTTAACTTCATTTTGATATTCAGGTCTTGTTACGTTTTGTAAAACTTTATTTAAAGACGTAAGAGCTGAATCTTCTTCGGGAGTTCTTTTTTCTTTAATTGAAAGCTCTGATTGCTTTGCACCTAACTCTTTTATTTCATCAGATGTGTATGTGTTTCTCAAAGACTCTGTTAAAGAAGAAAGGGGCTGTCCTTCAGGAACTACGACACCTTTTTTCGTAACCGTCACACTTCCGTTGTTGTTAGAAACTACATCCATCCCGAACGATTCAATAATGTCTTTAGAAACCGCCGGCACTTCAATTACTCGACTTGTATCTGTGCTTTGCCTGAAATCGTTTAGTGCTTTATCCCCAATTGAGCGCATTTTTCCTTGGGCAAAGGAACTCACGGAGCCGGCCACGTAATCATGTATTGAGCCAACGAGTGCAGATGCAACACCTCCTGTTATTGCAGCTCTTTCCGTTCTTTGTGGATTAAAGGGCCTCCCAGTTTGAAGTATTTCAGCACCTTGTTGTGCGATATCCATTCCGACACCAACACCTGCTCCTATAGCGGTACTTTTAGCAAGCGAATTTGCCACATATAGAGCTTTATCAGCCGCAGTCATTTCTTTAATAATTGGGCTAATTTCTTTAGAAATTACTTTTAAATTTCCAAGCTCTCCTACAAAACCAATCGGTGCTGCCATCAAGGATGCTGTGAGAGCTTTTCTGGAATCCCCATTCGTATCATTGTAAACTGTTTGATAAGAACTATTGGCAAGTTGGAGTGCCATTGTGCTTCCGGTGATTGCCGAAGTTGCCGCGGTCGAGGCACCATAAGCTTTAAGCGCCCATCCTCCGGCAAGAAGAGATCCAATTTGTCCGATAGCTCTACCTACGTTGTCTGAAGACAACATTGCTTCTTCTTGAGTTTTTAACTGAGGAGTGCCGTCCGGATTTAATTTAAGTCGTCCATTTTTATCGGTCGCATAATTTCCAACATTTGAAGGATTCCCTAAAAGTTCTGGAAGCTTTTGAATGTAATCAGCTCTTTCTTTAGCTACTTCTACAGCAGTTTTTGTTTCTTCGTTTAACTGATCTGGTGCCAATTTGAACGCATTTTCAGGGGTTGAAGCTAAACGTGTTGCATAAGCCGCGGCATCTGTAACATTACTAATAGCCCCTTTTACCGCACTTCTTACAAAATTTCCTGTAGCACTTGCTCCCGCGCTAAACATTCCTTCGTTTCTTAAATCATACGCCTCTGTTTCGGCTTTGGTGGCGTTTTCAAAATACTGATCTAGCCTATTTCCGAAATATCCCGGAGTAAGACCTCTTTGAATAAGTTTTTGAACAGATGTATCGCGCCACTTTGTAAGCACATCTTTAGGTTTCTGATCAGGCGGAACTACAGGGGGTGCCCCTACTATTTCACTTATGTCTGGTATTTCGTTGGGATCTGCCGCGTCCCAAAGTTTTGACATAGTATCTTTATAAAGACTATAACCCTCTTTCCCCCAATTTTTTGAATTATAAATCTCTGTGACTTTTTGCGCCTGGTCGCTAAAAGGAAGAGTCGCGAAGTCCGGATCTTGTGTCACAGTTAATGTACTTTTTGCAAATCCTTGGGCTGTTGCAGGAGCGGTTTTTATTGTGTCAATCAGTGATGCATTTGGATTTTCTGTTGGAGCTTCATCAGTTTTTGAAGCTTTTAATTTATTATAATTTGATGCAACACGCGCAACGTACTTTTGCGTTTCGATAGGAAGATAAGCGGCTATGTCTTCATAGGTATCACCGTATTCTTTCAAAAGACTTTTAACTCTGGAAGGTCCGGCATTGTAAGCAGCACTCGCTAAACGCTTATCTTTAAATTCTGCTTCCTGTTCCGCTAAAAAAGTTCCGCCTATTTTTTTATTTAAGTCAGGATCGTAAGGATCGTATTCAGTATCTTGAGAAATTTCCCCGGTTTGTTTTAACTTTTCAAACTCTGAAAGACCTGTTCTATCGGTTAATTGTGTTAAACCCCGTGCAATCGGATTTCCGTATTTATCATAAGAGGTAGCATTAGGATTGCCGCTACTCTCAGCCCCTATAGTTGCGTCTAAATAATCGCTATCCAGAGCATTCTCACCCGCCATTTCCTGCTGCTTTTTGCTGAAGATTTGAATTCATATCCTGATAAACCGAAGAATGCTGCGCCCTATTTCTTTGCTGGTCCATTGCGATGGTGTTAGATTTTAAAGTGTGATCAGATAATCTTCTATATATCAACACACCATAGTTATTATAGTACAAATCTTCAGGAGATAAAACTTTATGACTATCAAAAAGAGCCGAGACACCATATTGGTCTTCCGGGTCTATTTGTCTTGCTGTCGCATCTAATAAATCATTATTAGCTTCTACATGTGATTTTGTATAGAGAGCTTGTACTGCGGCTGTACTTCTGAATTGATTGTCAGAAATCTGTCTTGCAATGGTTTTCTGAGTTTCAGCAATTTGCTTTATGTAATTAGGATCGTTTCTATTTTGAACATTTTGAACATAACCACGAGACAGATTATAGAGCTTATCTAGAGGCCCTTTAACTGTTTCTACATCTTCATCTGTCAAATGAAGTGCATTCTTAATGTTGGCACGAAAAAAGTCTTCTGGTTTTTGCGGTTTGAATGTTTCTGATTTACCGAAACCTTTATCATCGTTGAATGTAGGAATAGACGTGTTTTGAGTTCTACCTCTGCCGGCCTCTTCATCGAGTTTGGTATCAAAAATTCTTTTGGCATTTTGTAATTGCTGACCACTTACTAAGGATTTATTTTTTAAATAATTATCATAAGACGAAGCTGCTTCTTTAGAAATATCATCAGCTACCACAAGCCCCTTAGAATCGGGTCTATTGGATACTGCGATATAAGGATTAAGCATTCCTTTAAGATCTGGAGATATTGTAGCTGGATCTACTTTTACAAAACTTTTACCGTCTTCTGTAGTCTTTAAGTGATTAGTTTCAGGATCGATTTGATAAAGACGTCTATCAAGAATGTCTACAGAAGTGGGGGCTAATTCTTCCGGTACTTGAAGACCATTCACAATTTTAGCGGTAAGATCTCTTCCTTTACCATTAAAAGCTTCCGCTTGCGATTTTTCAAAATCTTCCTGCGAGGCTTGGGCTTTCTTTTGATAGTAATCATCGAGGGTGGCATGCCCTAAAAGCCTATTAATTTGCCCTAATTTAGGATCATTGGGAGAAAGTTCTAAACTATATTGCTGCAAAGCTTCTTTAAACATTGCAGGATTTTTTAGAAATACAGGATTTCCGCTTGTAAGGATTTGACCTTTTTCTTCTAAATTTGCTTTGGAAAATTGATCGAAAAACTGATTTTGCTGAACTAAATCGCTATCCAAGCTTTTTGCCTGATCAGTTTCTAAAGTTAATTTAGCGGTATCCGCCGCTATTTCAGCAGACTGAATTGCTTGATTTCTCTCAGCTGCTAACTCTGTATTTTTAGCTTCGGCATTTACTAAGCGAGTCCGAGCGTCTTGTGCTTCAATTTTACTTTCAAAGTCAATTCCTTCCTGAACACCTCTTATAATTGATGTAGTAGCAGAAGGAATTGCAGTTCCTAACTTAGCGCCGGCAGTCGCGGCTTCTCCAAACAAATTAATATCAATGTTTGGAGCTTGAGGTTGAAATACTGGGTATCCAGCCATTTATGCACTGGCCCCCATTTCGAGACCTTGAGGAGCTGTTGGGGCTTCTGGAGAAGGCGCTTCTCCTTCAGCTGCTTCCTCTTGTGGTGGGGGGTTCGCACCCTCTGTCGATTCTTCTGAGTTTTCAGCTTTTTTACTATAACGCGCAGCATTTTTTCGGCGAAGTTCATCTTTTGTAAGAAGAGCTAAAGACTCTTTATTAGTATTCGCCTGGTGCGCTGTCATAGTGTTATGCGGATTATCTTCCCCGGCTCTTACAATCTCTAAGCCTCTATCTTTACCGTTCATAAGTCTTTCAACTAGTTCAAGCCCATTTTGGTCATACACTATATCAAAAATCTCGTGCATTGCGACAAGATCTGATTCGTCAACTCTTTCTTCCGAATAAGCTTGGTTAGATAGCTGATAAGCATCTGCTTTTGAGCCGACACCAAAAGAGGCGTAATACCCTTTTAAATTAACTTGTAACTTTGCCCACTCAGCGGCGCTTGAGTCGCTTATTCTGTTTGCAATCATGACCCCTTCTTTATCAGCTTTCTCTTCGGACTTTCCCGCTACTATCCGAGCAAGAGCGATACCGGCCAAGGATGCAGCGTAAGAAAGAGCATTATCTGATTTTACCGATGTGTGTGAATACTTTGTAATAAAAGAAACTAAGGCACCATAAAGATAAGGATTGGATTTTTTAAGAGCTGTAAGTCCTGCGATTAAAGCACTGCCGCCTTCTGCCCCTTTATCTTTTGATTTTGCGTCTTTTTTATTCCACTTTTTATAAACACCGACAGCGCCTGAGCTTATACCTCTGTCTCCGGCCTCAGTTCCCACCAAAGATCCTTGAACAGCGCCTACAGCACTTTTAGCATTGGCTTCCGGGGCTACAATTTTTCCTTGATTTGTTTGGGCGACAGTACCGTAGCCGTTTTGGTCCGGCATTCCTTTAGGAACTGCCAAAGCCCCAACGCCATATTGAGGCGCAGGTCTAGCTCCTGATTTCGCAATGTCTTTAGCAGTTACTCCAGGAACAGTCTGGTCTTTCGGCGAGTTACGTGCGAGTAAATTGTGCGAATGTGCGAAATCTGCCATTGACTCCGGCGTAGGTTTTCCATGAAATACCTTATGGAGTTGCCTTATTTGATTCCAATTTTGAACTAAAGAATAAGGATTTTTACCTTCTTTAAGAAGATCTAGCGCGTTTTGAACAGTAAAGCTTTGCCCTTTTCCTGATATGATTTCAAGGTCACACACGGGACCTCCTGACTTTGTAGCTTCGTGAGTCTGAACGCCAAGAGTTGCAATAGCTAAAGACTTTTGCGCGGGACTCATAACCCCCCAATGGTCATAGAGTTTTTTAGCTGAATTTACACCCGCGGCGTGATTTGTATTTGCTTTTACAGCAGATAAAATTTTCCTTGAAAAAGAGGAGAGATTTCTATTTTGTGCATCCTCTGATAACTCATTTATAAGTTTCTTATCCTGTGAAGTTTTTGCTAAATGATTTACAGCATCTTTTTCTTTAGCAGTTAACACGTTGAAGGGAGTCAGAAAAGCAGCAAGAACGTGAATAAGTTTTGCTCCTGCTGTGTAATCTAAACTACGAGCTAAAGCATCTGAGGTGTAAACCTGTCTTCCAGTAATTGAATTTCCTGCGGGACGGTAGCCCGGCTGTGCGGCATGAGAAATACCTGCCATACTAAGAAGTGCTAAACTTTTAATTTCTAATTCATCATTTTTCATGAAACAGAGCCTACACTATCTATAACTTCGCTTCCAACGTCTTGCACTAAATCACCTGTAACAGCACCTATTTGAGAGCCTACCGCCGCGCCTCCTGGCCCTCCGAAATACTCCCCTACTCCAGTCCCTACAACACTTCCAACTTGAGAGCCTCCACTATTTATACCGAATATGCTTTGAGCGGTAGCTGATGGCCCAACTCCACCACCTCCAAAAAGGCCGCTAAAGGCCCCAACAATACCTTTCAAGCCTCCAAGACTTTGGAATAGACCGCCGACACCTGTAAATATTGATTGTAACTGCTGTGCTTCTTGCGCCAATTCCATGTATTGTTGTGTAATTTGCTGGGCCATCGCCTGTTGATCTAGCGCAATTCCTGTATTGGTATTTGTTTGGGCCGCCCCTGCCACAGAGTTTGCATACGCCGCATTATACCCGAACAAATCTAATGCAAATTGATTTTGAGCGGTCGTATTAAATTGAGAATTTTGCTGTGTTTGTTGAGTTCTAAATTGATTTTGTTGGACGTTACTTCCAAGAGCTTGACTGGCAGGAATTGAAGCAAGTCCGTTAATCTGAGCGATATTTCTATCAATTAACTGAGAAACACTGACAGACGGATTAACATTTATTTGACTGCCGGCATTTGAGACCTGGGCTTTCGAATACTCGGCAGGCGATAAAAACAGATTAGCTTCCTGATTTATATTACCAGATAGCAGACTATCACCGTACTTTGAAAGATTAATTCTCTCATTAACCGAAAGAAGATCTGATGCTTTTCTGGCGACAGAACTTTGTGCTCCGAAGCCGCCGGCGGCAGATCTATCGGCAGATGCGGATCTAACACCTAATTCTAAAGCTCTATCTTGGATAGCATCAGGAACTCTACCATTAGCGAAGGAATTAGCCCTTGTTCTTTGAGCGTCTAAATCAGCTCGTGCGTTCGGAAGAACCGCGTTTACTTGATCAGTTCTCAGATTTTGATTAAACGCATTATCTTTCGCGATTTCACTTCTTGCAAATTCATTATCTAAAGAAGTTTCATTTCTTTTAAGAGCCGCAGCTGCCGGCACAAAACCTTGAAGAGCAGAAAGCTCAGTCGACACTTCTTTAAGAGCTAAATCTTTAGAAACATCAAAATTTTTATAAGCTTCTTTTCTGTTGAATGCGCCAAACTTTTGAGCAAACTTCATCGGATCGGTAAAACTATAAGGAGCTAATGGGGACATACCCACAGTCGGGAACATACCGCCAATGTATGCGGGTGTTGATCCATATCCGATAGCACCAGGTGCGAATTGTCCCGGCACTCCAAAAGATTGAGAACCAGGATCTCCTATTGAACCTTTACCTGTTGTAACCCAGTTTTTTAAATCTCCGCGCCAGTCCTGAGCGCCATTGGCAATATTGCCGGTCTCATCTCCGAATTGTATTTTAGCGTCTTGTAAACCGATAACTTGATTCGGAAAGACCCACTGATAGTTGCCTTCATTATAGAAAAGACCGCCTCTTTGATTTGCCGGCACCCCTGTATATTTAGTACCGTCCGGACCAATGATAACCGGAGCGCCTTTATTTTCGGGCGCTAAAAAGACCGGGCCTTTTCTTGTACTAGGTTTATAGATGGGCACCCTTAATTCTCCTAATGTAGACTAGATACCCATCCGAAATGAAGGCCTGTCAAAAGATATACTATCACAGCTGTTAAGCCACAAATCACAACACCAAATATTTTTAAAATCAAAAATACAGTTTTTGTATTTACATGATCTTTTCCAGTCGCAGCATTTATAAGTTCGCCCTCTATAGTCGTCATCGAATCCGATATTTTAGTAAGTTTAGGTAAATGTGACGTGTGCTCTATAAGACTGTTCATCATGTTGTGCGTCTCCGTAATTTTTCCAAACATGTCATCTTGCCAAGCCTCGTCAAGACCGCACCGAAATTCGCCGTTAGTTCTCATCTTACCCGCGCCCACGCCCTCCAAAGCCTCCGCCATAAAAACCACCTCCCACTATATTTTGGATAGCTCCGCCGGATAAAGGGAGAAAGTACTCCACCGGATTCCCATTCTCTGGTTTTTTATAGCTGTTCTCTTTCTCGATCATATCAGCAGCCATATTGCCACTTGCTTGAGCGAGATCGAGGGCGCGATTACCGCTTAGATTAATAGTCTGGCCGGCCATATTGATAGTATAGATCGACTCAAAAGGTATAATATCGTTATCTGTATACTTTTCTTTTAAGCGAATTCTACCAAGAGCTATGACCTGCACCCTATTAACACACCGCGGATCGGTTAGTCGGTATCGTCTATAAGCCGGCACCTCCTCTAATGGTGAATAGTCTGATAAAAAGCCTTTTAAATTCGCCGCAGGATTTATCCAAAGAAGCGTTGCATAGCCAACAGTCGGCGTTTTAACGATTCCGGTAATCTGTGCGAATACGGCTTGAGTGTAGCGTATCTCCCCTTTTTTGATGATTAATTTTTCACCAACTACCTGATGGCCGTCATGTACTGTGACGATTTCTCTGCCTGTAGGATCTATTCCTTTAACTATTATAGACGCGGTTTTGGACTCTTCGCATGTTCCGTAGACACCTACGCGAGAGCCGCCTTCCGGGACATTATAGACTGTTGGATAATAATTAGGGTCTTCGTAGACGGCGTTAGCCACCGGAGGACAGCCGTTGAAATCAACTTTTGCAGTATGATAATCGAACCATCTATCGAAAGATGTTCCAATAACACCATCTATTTTAATTTTTTCTATTGCTTCTAATTCATAAGGCAAAGTAATACAGCCTTTATAGGAACAAAAAGAAAACTGGCGCATATTTCCATATGTGCCATTCCAGAGCATCCACTGTAGAACTTCTAAAACGAATTGATCTAAAGACGGGTCATCGAGGCATGTTCCTCCTCGCTTGTTGTATTTGGCTAGTATTTCTTTGGCTTTTCTAAATGTAAGCACATTCTCATGCTCCTACATCGTTTTTGTCACCTGGGGTATCAGTTATTTCTACTGGATGTGGTTGCGGCGCAGTATCACCTAAGTCATTTTCGGAACAAGACCCTTTCTCCAAAACCTCCATAGGCTTACCGGAAACAAGGTCTATGCCTTCATTGACATACTCAGGCTCATTACCAAGAACCGCTTCTTTGGTATCCTCTTGAATAGTGCCCGCCGGCTGATTGTCATCAATAAAGCCTTGTGTATCGCCAGGATCTGTCATGTAGTTTCCTTTTTTTCTTCTGTAGGGACTTCTGTCTCTACTGGTTTAATTTTAGTAGGAGGGACGATTTCTCGTTTACCTCCTCTCACACGTCTATATCGTACCAGAGGTCGATTTGCTCTATTCTGAGATAAGCCTCGATATTTCTGGCCGCAGCTTCCGCACACCAAAAAGCCCTCCTAGAGACAAACTCCGGCAGCTTTAACAAAAGGATTTTTCTGATTAGTTGTCTGCTCAGTTAATCCAGGCTGTTGTGGGGCCGTCCCGGTTGGGAAAGTGTACTGCGCGCCCGAAGCAAACCATTCGCCAAACTCATAGAATGGAAGCCAAAGACGAGCGTAAGCGCCGGTGAAGCCATCCCGAATAGCAATCTTAGGAACTGAACAAAGAGGTAACAATTGTACTGACATAAAAGTCTCCTTAATAAAATTTAAGAATTAGGATGCATTCTTACGACCCAAGGATCGCTCGGTGTCGGCTCCGGAATCTTCGATGCATGAAGTTTCTCAAGCACCAAATCCGGCCAATCGCCGCCAATATCCATTTGAGGCACAGGTGTTGGGTTATTGAAGTAAGGATTTCCTTTGAAACCTTCACCAACACGACTCATATTTTTAGCCCAATCGAAGCTCTCGATACCATCACTTGCCATATAAAGCCCTTAAAATAGTTGACTGCTAATCTCTCTTATATTCTATCACGATAAAACACCTGTGCAAATACCTTAGAAGCCTGTAAAGACAGCGCTATATTTGGTGTAAATACCGCCTTCGTTAACCCATTGAGCGAAAAGATCTGCTTTCACCGCCGCACTCAAACCTGTATAATCCTCCGTATTAGTCCACCCTGCCGGCGGTTGCGCCGAATCACCAAAAAACCAAAAAATTTGATTTGTAACAACAGGTGTATCTACATTTACTGGATATATCTGCTGCCACGCTCCAGCTGAAAAGACATAAAGACCTATAAACCCTCCAGCGTTACTAAGCCTAAACCATACAGAAGTTGTCTGAGAGCTGGAAGGTTCTACATTCGAAACCACTACATTTGTTAAATCGGTAGCTGATAATTCTCCGCTCAAAAAATCAGGAAGTGACTGAAGGGCGTCTTGCCAGGAAGTAAAACATTTAACATCTGGTAGTCCTGTCAAAACGAGTGGAATTTTTATTGTGTTTGAAGGTATTGCCATAAATTATGTAGTTTGAGTTAGACAACTTTTAAAAGGTAAGATACTCCAATCTGTGGTATTACACTCTCTTGCTAGTTTAATACAAGTATTTCTATCGCACGTTAAACTAATTTGCTGATCTTGAGGTCTCACAAGAGCATTAATTCTATAACCTTGCATTTCCCAAAACTTACCCTCAATTATAAACTTTAACTGCACTTTTCTAAAGACCGAATATGGGATGTTTGTAACCGGATCGCACGCTTCGACCATTGGAGAACCGACATTAAGCCCCATAAAATTATGGCCAGCCAGCCCGTTAAGCTCATCGTCTGAAGGAAACGCACAGTCACGCCAAGGGGCGCAGTGAGTAAAGGTTCTCCAATCTACAAACTGAGAACCTTGTGAAGGTTTATATTGAACAGATAATCTAAAGTCTCCCTGCACATCTCTTATATCCAAATCTAAAGAATGTATATCTTTATCTTGGAAAGGCGATGTGAAATTATATTCTCGTGTATATATAGTGCTAGAAGCATAACGGATATTAGCGCCATCTGTGTCATAGCTTTGCTCCGGTAAAAATTCATAGACTTCATTTCTAAACTCTGCATCTTTTGACATAACAAAAAGACGCTTTTTATTCGTGCAAATATCCATAGGACGCACACCAGTCCAAAGACCGTCCCACGCGGGACTGCCGGCGTGACCAAGGGTTGCCACATTATCAAGAGAAAGCACTACGAAACCGCCAAAAGCAGTATCAAAAATCGGCTGTCTTTGAGTGTTAAATCCTTCAGTTCTGTAAGGGTTAACAGAGATAAGAATCTTATTATTAAAATACGCCATTACAGTATAAGTAGTTAAACTCTTATCTCTATTTATAAGCCAGTTCTGAACTTCTTTTGAAATTGGAACTCTCGCCCATTGACCTTGCTCTTGACGAGACATTGTAGCGGTCCTAACTTGACCGTCGCTCGATACAAAAAATAAATCTGAATTTACGTTCACCCAAGAACGAGCGCCGGCGATTCCGGCGTTTAAAACAAATGCCGAAGCAAAACCGTTTTGCTCCCAGTTCGGCACAACATTCCCTTGACTATCAATAACTGTTCTTGGAATTTCTGCGTGAACAGAATAGATAGCGTTTTCGCTACCTATGAGTAAGGGTCCAATGCCTGTTGAAGTATCGGTTAATTGTAGAAACGCCATTGCGGTGATTGGCTCCTGTCGTCCGGTTGGAAGTTGAAACACTTCACCAAACACAGGAGAACCAGGAGTTTCCACTTCAGTAAAAGTTACAGGAGCTTCAGGAGTCGCCAAAGAACCTGTCGGATCTCCCGCGGTGTAGTCATTACCTGCATTATAAATAAAAAGTCTATTTTGATTATAGGCACCCCCTACCGAGACTGGAACTTCGAAAAGAGCGGGGTCGGCACGTCTCGCAGTAATACCATCTAAGATAACCGGGAAATTTGGATAATCAAAAATAACAGTAAAATCTCCCGCCGGCGACCAATTCAGTCTTGGAGTATTCTCATTCAGAGTTGAGCCATCTTGAATAGGGACTATCGTCACAGCCCAAGTATTTTGATTGACAAGAAAAATGATTCCGGATACTACAAAAATAATATAAAGGTCAGAACCTATATTATAAGGAATCATTGCTTGAAAGCGCCCGGAGTGGAATATCTCTTCATAGCCAACAATGACATTAGAAATCGGAACTGTAATTCCTCCGCTTGGGAATGTGAGTTTTTTCTTATCCAAGCCCCAACGAGGCTGCGGCACACCTTTTGAAACAGAAAGGTTTACACCGGCGAAGTAGCCAGTATTTGAAACTTGTGCCGGCACTTTAGATGCGTCTTGCCCTGAGACAAAGACTATTTGACCGTCATAAGTCCAGGCTTCGTCTTGTATTTGTTTTTGAGGTGTTGCCACACTATGCTGCGACTCCTATAGCACCCGCTATTATAGACCAGTTTTGTACTTGAATTCCGTCGCCACCGAGAGAAGAGACATTATGAATACTGCCTCTATACGTCAGTGTTAATAAAGTACCTGGGGCTACTGTTTTTTTAGCAAGATAAGTAAATTGACGATTTAACTCCAATATCGGACTATCTTGAATATATGCATCATGTGTTTGAAATACCCCATTAAAACTTCCGCCATCAACCGACTCTTCTATAGTGTATACCGGTGTGCCTAAGCCCGCCCCATCAGCTGAATAGTTAACAATCGAATCCATAACAACTGTCACTAAAACTTGCATAATACGGCATGTGGAGGTGTTGTTTAGAACTATCTCCGCTTCATTTGACTGCTCTGTCTCGGATTGTGCAATAGTAACATCTACAATAAGCTCTGACTGGTCTTGCTCTACTTTTACCAAATATTGAAAATCAGTACACGGTGTCAGCCCATCGGGAAATTCTGCTTCAATCTGGGAGCAGCAAGTCTCAATAATAGAAATACAATATTGATAGTCACCGGCGGAATTCAAAGCGATAACAGGGGTTCCCGGCGTAATACCTTCACCTTGATTACAAATATTTATAATAGTGCTACTTACTATATGATCCACATAGTAACGACCGCTTCCGATACCTATAATATCTCCAGCTTCGATGGTACCAATTGTGGTTAATGTTATATCAATACATGCATCGTTTGCAGGGGCTGTGAAATCAATCGCTACACAAACTTGTGAAGTATTCACACACGCACAAGGAGGGTCTGATACAGTAAATTCAGTACATTCCGGCACATTTGTTCCAGGTGCCGCGTTTCCATCATTACAGTGATTTAAGACTGTAATCTGTCCAGTACCGGAATTAAAAGCTGTAACTTCAAAGTATCCAAACTCCGGATTCCAAATGTAAGAACCTACTACTATAGCTCTCAAACTTATCGCATTTATTACCGCCGGCTCTCCGCACCCAGGAATATTCCAAGAATCAGCAATTTTTATATCAGCTGAAAACTGCTGAATAGTAATTTTTTGAACATGCGATTCAGGACAAGCCGGCGCACAGCTATAAAACGGTGTAGGAGTTGCCGGGACAACATTTTGACAGCACCCGCCGGGTGTTACCGTCCCGCAACCACAAGGAAGAGCCGGATCTGTTGTACACGAAGTACACCCGCAATTAGCGTTTGAGCCACATACTGTACAAGTCATTTTCCTCTCCTACCTTAACAATAAACACATTAACTTATGGTGTAACTTCTATTACCGGATCCGGTACGACGATTTCTGCTACATCTGAAACATTAAGTTCTGCTGCTTTAGTTAAATCAAAATCAATTGCTGTATTTTTATCCTGAAGCTTTAGAATTTCTCTTTCGTACGCCCCTATCATAGCTAAGTTTTTAGATTTTTCATTCTTTAAATCGGCAACAGACTTTTCAGTTACTTTAGGAACAACTTCTGGGGTTTCAGTTTTAATAAGTTTAGATCCGTCTTCGCTTTTAGAATATTCAACTGTATCTGTCATAACAAAAACTCCAAATATTTTGTATCCATTAATTTATGTACTCCTACTGCTATCTCTTTACATCCAAGTTTTTTCAAAGCATGAAGTCTATGCTTTCCTTCAAATCTAATCGGATGCCCAAAAGTAAGCAGGGGGATAAAAGGTGCATGAATTTGTACAGTTTCATAATTATTTTTAATAAACTCATAAGCCTGTAATTCTCTTTTACGATCAAGAGGAGCAAACTTAATTGTCTCAAAAATCTTATCTAAATCAGCTCTTCTTAACTGATAATTCTTTGCTGGTGATTCTGGCCCTAAAATAAACCTCATACCGGCATGCCTACTTTATAAATAACAATTCCTCTACCCTCTATTTGGTTACTTGCTGCGCTCTGTCCTATTATAGTTATTAAATTATCTTGCCCCCAATTCTGAGAACTTGCCGTAAAAGTATTAGCTCTACTTATAATACTTCCGTTTTTAAAATTATATGAAGTGTTACCTCCTACTCTGTCAGACGCCTCTCTACCTAACAGAATGAAAAAAGAAAAGTCTCCAGAACCTCCATCAAAGTCAGATCCTTCAGTATTCATTATTTGAACACCGTTAAAACTTCCTGTAAGAGTAGTAACGCCTGCATTTGAAAGAGTAAATCCGCCTTTGATTAGAATACCTTCATTATCGTTAAGCAAAGTATCGGTAGGCGATAAATACGAATACATTACAGTAGGATCTGAATCTACATTTTGCGTATGTGCAAAATTCTCATAAAGAGTTATTACATTCCCAGAAGGTCCAGAGCCTCCGGGGGTCCAAAGCAGATCATCACTATCTGTTCCTTGAGTCTGTAAAAACTCTCCATTATTTCCTTTTGTAGAAGGAAAGTTTCTAGCGTAAGTTTCTCCAGAACTTGCGGCAGCTAAAGTTATAGATCCAGAAGAATCTCCTACCAAAATTATCCGCTTAACAGTTATAGTATCGAATGTAGGACTTGACCCCGGAGCAATATCTTGCGGAGTAGATAAAACTACAACTGGTCCAAAACCATTACCTACATCTACTTGACTAGCCGTACCTTGGATTTCTGTGATGGTTCCTGCACCGCCGCCAGAATCGCAAGGAGTTATTAGTATTCCACCCATCTCAAACTTTTAAATATATTGTGCGTCAAACCAACAATCAGTGGCACCGATTGTTTTTGTCGGTTGCGTCGAACTGTTAACTACATAAATTCCGTTAGCAAATCCTCTACCCCTAATCTCCGGATCATAGCTAAAGTTATGACCGGACAACACTTTAAAGGATACTTTCGGAATTGCTCCGTTTGCCGGCAAGCCCGCTGAATCATGAATCTGAATAAATTGATCTGGTCCAGAATTATAGCCTGTAAGAAGATAGAGAGTGCCGGCAGCAGCTTTAATCGATAAACTATTAGCGTAAGCCGTGGTTGTTTTGTTTAGCGGAGGGTTGAGCGTGATCGATCCGCCACCCTCAATAAGGACAGTTAAAATATTACAAAGAATAACTTCGACATCCTGTTTAAAAGTGTCGTTAGGAATAACACCGGGAACACAGTTGCAAGGCTCGCATGGAGTTAAAGGCATAAACTATCCACTTTAATAATACTCAGTTCGTCCGATTTTCCAATTATGCTGACTAACTTTAAAAATGTATCTCTACTATTATACAGCATAAACGAAGACTTAACACCTACCCCGATACACCCCTCCAGCTGATTAACCGAATTCGCCACATGAATAAGAATACCTTGCCTGTCTTTCACGTCCTCCAAAAGATAGCCTTCTTTTACCTTAAAAGCGTCTCCTTTTCTGTAAACTAAAGCGTATTTTCCCTCCGGAATACAGGAAATAAACGGTTTATTCTCAATCCAAGGAAGCTCTAAAGTGTCACAAATATATCTCTTCTCGTGGAAGATATGCCCCAAAACAGCGACCTTACTGTAATTATATCTCAAAAGCGTCAACATCAAAGTCCTGCCCCTAATAGAGCCTTAAGTCTAAGTCCGGATAAAACCGTCGGACTCGGAGTAAACGTAATTGTCGGGGTCAATGTGCTCGTCGGCGTATTACTCGCAGTAAGTGTCGGGGTGATCGTCAAAGTTCGGGTAACCGTCGCTGTCGGAGTCGGCGTATTAGAGATTAAAGGTGTATTGGTGATAGTTGGAGTATTAGTTATTGTCGCTGTTTTTGTCGGAGTATTAGTAATAGTGAAGGTCTCCGTAGGCGTATTTGTAATTGTCGGAGTGTTAGTAACAGTGAAGCTCTCCGTAGGCGTATTTGTAATTGTCGGAGTGTTAGTAACAGTGAAAGTCTGAGTTGGGGTGTTGGTGATAGTTGGAGTATTGGTAATAGTGAAAGTCTGAGTTGGTGTATTTGTAATTGTCGGCGTATTTGTAATTGTCGGAGTTTCAGTAGGAGTATTTGTAATTGTCGGCGTATTTGTAATTGTCGGAGTTTCAGTAGGAGTATTCGTAATAGTGAAGGTCTGAGTAGGCGTATTTGTAATCGTGAAAGTGTTAGACGGAGTGAATGTGATAGTCGGAGTATTAGTTACTGTGGACGTATTGGTAGGAGTTCCCGTTACAGTAGGCGTAGAAGTTTTAGTCGGAGTAGGAGTGGCCGCAGGTGTTGCGGTATCCATAGCTACAACCATTCCATAATGAGCTGTAGTAGTTCCGGATGTAGCCGAAAGGGCGATAGGCAAAGACATCAGATCGCCCTGGCTTGCCGCGTAAGAATGACTGGTATCGTTACAAGAAGCGGCCCCAGAATTTATAGTACAAGTCAAAAGCTTAGCAACAGTGTTTGCATCCAAAGTAAAGATAACTGTCTGACCGGCACCAGCTACGTTGGCTTCTAACTGAGTATACAGATTTTTAAAAGTTCCCGGTAAAAATAGCTGCTCAACGGAAGCTTCCGTGGATCCGCTCCAACCAGAACCGCCGCCTTCAACTTGAGAAAAACTAGTGGCACCTTGTCCCATTCCTCCGGCGGTGCCGCCCATGGCTATCATTTCGCCGTCAGTTGTAGGGCTGAAAACTATGCCGGCTTTTGCACGAGTGCTATTATTGTCATTGGTAGCATCGTACCTAAGATCATAAGATTCACCGGCAGCTACTGTTATAGTATGGGTAGTGTCTTGGCAAGTTGTGGCTGGATTTGTGATTGTACAGGTCATTAAAGTATTGCCTGTACCCCTCTTCCTGAGAGTCACGACCAAACTAGTCGAGGGTGTAGTATTAATTTTTACATATAGATCGTGAAGAGTTCCCGCAGTAGGAATTGTGTGATAAGCACTGGACTCTATAGTCTGCACCGTCATATCGCCTTGCAGACCACTAAAATTAGCATTACTTGTTCCTGTATACCCACCGTAGAGCACACTAATCAAAGGTTGCTCATTGGTATTAACGTCTGCCTGAACTTTCATACCCCAGTAGTGAGTTCTGGAAGTCAGAGTACCTGTAGTGATTTGCTGAAGGGAAACTGTATCGCCTCTAGCAAGAGAAACTGTGTGCGTCGTATCGTTACAGGCAGTGCCATTGGTTATAGAGCAAGCCAAAGAACTTCCAGGGTCAGATCCATTTACAAATATTTTAAAAGCTCGCGTTCCTGTATTGGAAGTTCCTGATAATTGAACAAAAAGATTTGAAAGTGTTGCCGCAGAAGGCATTACACAAGACGCTTGATTTTCTGTACTTATCCAGGCTTTATTATTACCTGCAACAGGACAAAGATACCGAGTATCTCCGGTCGCTAAATTAGCCGCGTCTCCATTGAATTGGGAAATCATGCCTGAAGGTGTGGCCAAAGCTATCTCTGGCAACAGGCATAAAAGTATGAATAAGTATTTCAACCATTTCATTAATAAGGCGCTCTATAACCACCCACTGTACACGTAATCGAAGCACCGCTTGTTACTGACTTACAAAACCAAGAAGTATTCGGAGACCCACGAAGCGGTGTCTTGAAAATCTTGGTACATCCGCCCTCCCCATGAGCAGCGGGGCATACATGTTTAACCGTTGTGCCATCCAAAAGCTGCACATCAGTATCCTGACTTGCATGTGAATTGGCTACTGTTAAATCTGTAACATAATATCTTTGAGAAGCAGGGGTGCCTGTAGGAGTAGGTGCAGCAGTAACGATAGCTACAGGTGTAGGATTTGTAATCGGTGTCGGATTCGGAACGGAAAACCAATAAGCAGGATTATCGGCGTAATTAGGAGATATTTGCTGTGCACCAGTATCTGCCGGCTCTGTGAATAAAAGAAAAATAGTATAAGCAATCAAAGCCGTTAAAATTAATTTTCTCATGCAGTAGTATTCCCAAAAATTCTCACAACTATAGAAGACGCGCCTCCTAATTCTAAAACCTTCACAACAGGTTTTACGTATTTAACACCTAAAACATTATCTATAACGTAGCCGCCATCGTTATTCACGCCAAGAGAGTGTGTGAGGATACGTCCATAAGAAACACCATCGTAGCTGCCATAAAGTTCAACGGACCAATCAGTCGGCTGACCTCCAACCGCAGAAACTTGCATAGCAATTCTAGTAAGTCCTGATACCGGACCTACCGCAACACCAGTACCTATAGCTGTAAAGGATTGACTATCAATTAACTGATCGCCGGAACCTCCGCCTGTAGCCGCTAAAATGGCACATAGAATAATTTCAACGTCTTGTTTAAACTTTACGTTGTCGATGTATCCTGGAATGCAGTTACACGGCTCACAAGGTGTAAGAGTCATATCAACTCTTTAATTAATAACTAAATAATTATAAACAGAAGTATCTGAGGCAGTCCCTTTAACCGTAAATCCGGTTCCAGGAGTTATTGTCGCCACAACCGGATAGGCACCTACTGTGCCACCTACTGTTTTTAAAGTAAAAAGAACTATGGAATCTTCTGTAATCAGTCCGTCTGCAATTGTTTGCGGGGATGTGCCGTTCAAAGTAACTGTTCCACGCCCTTTAGCTACCCCAAGAACACGCTGAAGTTCAGCAGTCTGCCCGTCATCGACGAAAGAACCGGCATCATCATAAAGAGATTTCCCAAATTTACCCATACATAATCCTCAGTTTAATAAATCAGTTATCTTATTTTACTCCAAATAACCTCTGGTTAATAGTCTCAAAATCACTCAAAGAGGCCGAGCTTCACATTCAATTTATATACATGTCCTGACGCTCCGTTAACGCCATTTCCTCCGGCGGTTCCTGACCCAACCGCAGCGCCGCCCGTTCCTGCTGTTCCGCCGGCCACATCTATTGTTCCTGCATTGGTTAAAGTCTCATACATCAAATACACAAGGCCGCCGCCGCCTCCTCCGCCGCCTCCTCCTCCGGAAGCATTACCGCCAACACCGGCGGTGCCATTTCCGCCGTTTCCGCCTTTTGCAGATATTTTACCGGCAGCTCCTATAACAATATCTTTTGCAGCAATATAAATAGACCCGCCGGCTCCGCCGCCGCCGCCGCCTTTACCGCCTGTACCCCCGCCATTTGCGCCGCCGCCGCCTCCTGCGCCCCCGCAGCCGCCGCCGATAGCTGCTGCTGTATAGCTGGCATAACTACTAAAAGACATTAAAGTAGAAAGTATCTGTGAGCACTTATAAAAGTTACCGTTAAGTGTAAGAGAAGGAGTATACGCAGCTCCCCCAGCACCTCCGGCACCGCTCGCGCCTCCTAAGCCTCCGCCCATGAAACCACCTTGGGAGCCTCTAGCATTTCCAGGAGATGTTCCAGAAGCACCCGCATTGGCACCGGTTCCTCCATTATCATTCCCTCCACCCGGACCGTCTTGAATAGTGAAACCACTACCATCAGTACCGCCGGCGGTTTGCCCACTGGCGTCCCCTCCGTCCGCCGAGATAGTGCCGTTTATAGTCAAAGTGCCTTTTACGAATATCTGGAAAAATTCCAAAGTTGCAAAGTTTGATGGGTTGTTAGTGTCATAGCACCCATATGGGTGAAGACTGCTGGCCGCGTTTATTGTGAGATTGTCGAAGTGATAATTTCTGGCTGGAAATGTGAGAAGCTCATCTAGCGATGTAACGGTTCTGTTACCGTCGGAACCGTCGCCGAAAAAAAGTCCGTTAACATTACTTGGAGGTGCCGCGTATAAACCGTCGGAATGCGAAGTCAATGCATTATCCGCATCTTCAGATATATTGACATCAGCAGAAAGAGTTTGCGGATTTCCGATAATTGTTAAATTAATACTTTCCGTATCTTCGACTTCTATATCCGTCATCCCGGTAACGACTAATGGGAATTCGCACCCATGCTCATTAACCAGTCGCTGAGAGCCATCTTCTAAAGTCATTACAGTAACATCTTGTCCGCGTTGCTCCTCGACCCACGTAGTCATACAATCTGGACAAAACACACCTACAATGTCGGAACTTGCAAGAGGTGTATCGGGGTTTTCTAAAAGGTCAGAGTCGTAAGAAAACTTATAATGCCAAAGCATATTTTGGCACGTATCAGAAACTGTAAAAGCTTGGCAGACTAGAGCTTCAATAGTAGAGGAAAAGAGCGTACAAAAATCTTCTGGCTGCACTACTAATGCTGAATCCTGAAGACAAAGAATAATAGTTTTATCTTCTGTCCACGCACAAGCTAGTTTCTCGCGTGAACAAAAATCAACATATCTTATTGTCACGCGCTTTCGCCTCCGTAATTGGGCGTAGCAAATGTAGTACCTTCAGGCCATTCAGGTAGTTCTTCACCTGTAACAGCATCTCGATCCGTAAAAGTTACAACGTCATCTTCTTCACAAAAATATCTAACAAAAGTAGTTTCTACCAAAGGTCTCTGATCTCCGATGTAGAATTCTCCCTGTATTCCAGATGTATTGCTTCCGCTCGGAGTACCATCTCCTAAAAATTTAAGATTCGCATCTAAAGCAACTTTTAAAAAAGCATACCGGGCATTGCCATCATACCCACAGTCCCAGGCACATGGGGGGTCCATACCAAAAGCTGTCCCTTGATCGCTTCCATCAGATTTATCTATGCGATCAACAGCGGTAACTCCGCCAAAATCATACCCAATGTAAAGCTGACCACTTATATCAAACCAAAGAAAAGCGTAGCTTGGATTTATTTCCAGGTTATTTAGACCGCTGGCAAGCCCTGTAACTGGATCAAGTGTAGCGATACTTACAGCGCCTTCTCCCGCGGTGTATAAGAAATAAAGTATGCCAGTAGTGGGGTCACACGCTAAAGAGTTACCTAAAAATGTCGAAAAACTTACTAAAGCAGAATAGTCTATAGTGATTGCGTAAGAAAAAACCGGGGCTGAAATGTCAGATGTATCACAAACATTTAACTGCCCATCGATGGAGTCTTCCCCATTGGTTAATGTATAAAATTTATCTGCGGCAGGAGAAAAAGCAGCCGAGACATCATAAGGAAAATTAGCTTCATGACCTACAACTCCTGGAATACTTCCATAGGCGGGGTCAACAATCGGTAAGTTTGTGCTCCATGTGTATGGGTCCCAAGTCTCATCCCCGCGTCTGTAGATAACATCAGATAGCACCCCTATATTAGAGTTCTCATAAGTCGCAATTAAAACTGATGTCCAGCAGCAACAATTTGATCCCACATCTATAGTGTACTGACACCCATGCTGTGAGGTCAATGTATATGTGTCGTCACCATTGTTAACTAAAGTTACCTCGTCACCTACAGCCTCTTCAATCCACGTAGTAAAGCAGCCTTTACAAAAAGCCCCTACTATTTGCGCGGTCGTAAGAGGTGTCTCCGGATCAACAAGATCGTTTTCATCATACTGAAATAAGTACCGGTAAGACGCGTTACAACTACCGTTATTATCTCGCCAAAACTTAGTAAGAGTTGCTTCTATTGTTGTGAATGCGAAGGATTCTGGAGTTTCGTCCGGGCACGCCGGCGACTGCACAAGACCTGTGTCTGATAAGCAAAGAATAACAGAAGGAGATGACGAGGAAGCACAAGAGAGTTTCGAACAAGAAGACCAAAGAACTGATTTCATATCTGCTCCACAAAAGAGCTTAAAGGTAGAAGGGGTAGAGAAACGGCTACCCCTTCTTTCAGTTTAATTCAAGTTCAAGGAGAATCAGGTTTCGCACTGCTCGAAAGTAGGTCCTCCGCATTCCGGACAACTTGCATCCGTAGTCGGCGGTACACAGACACTTACAATCGTCGGTACAGCACAAGTTCCAGGAGTGAAGGCATTATCAAAGCCATCAAGTATCCATTCCAATGTGCTTAGGTTTGCATTGCCACTCAATTGTACAGTCTCCGTAGTGCCGTCTCGGTAAGTAATAACAACATCATCGTTGTTATCGATTGCCTTGATTGCATTACTCAACACAACCTTCAAACTGGTTGTGCCTTGAGTGCATTGCGATTGAACAGTTGCCGAGCATCCCATCGTATTATCACAGAAAATACTTGTGAAGTGATCGCATACTCCTAAGTCAGTGCCATTTGGGAATGTTACTTCCACTGCACTGCCATCCTCGTTAGCATCTACTACTGTCGCCACCAAATAACCTCCTGTATCGATACCGAAGTTGATAGTGTCGCTTTCTGATGGTACCGGATTTAACGGTACAGCCAATTCCAGCGTAACATTACCACTAACAGGGCTTGTGAAGGCGTTCAGTACAAGTGGGCATGGACATCCGACCGCAGGTACAGTGTTTGAGCATGCGGCAGGTGTCACGGGGCATACCGGTTGAGGATTGATGCTGAACATGAGTCCGGCAGCAGGTCTTTTAACAAGTATTCCATAAATCGCCCTACTAAACTGAGGTGCCAAACCGATTGTCGCAGATGTGAAGAAAAAGCCTTCACGTCTTGCAGGGTCAGTCGGAGTAAGAGGATTAATCCAGCTCCAAGCATTCATGAAAGAATACTCAGGTCCAAAGGAAGTATTCTGCCCCAGAGTTGTCTCTGTCGGCAGGTAATAAACTTTGAACGGATATTTACCGTGAATTAGCACCTCTTCATGTGTTGCCACAGAAGGGTTTACATAATCTGGGTTAACATCTGTGAATGATCCGACTTCAAGAGGCACACCGTTAATAAACGGAAGCACTTCAATCCATCCTGTTCCGCTACCATCATCTTTAAATCGACGTGGGTAGAGAATAGGAGCAGCAATAAACATGCCGCGGATTGTGCTCATGAAGTTATACTTCGTGACCAAATCGTTAGCTAAGCCAGAGAATCGAACGTCTTGACGTAGCTGCGGATCATCACGGTACAATCGGCTCAAGAGCTGCGGTGAACATTCAAGAGCGAAGATTGGAGCACCGTTTATGTTATCATAAGGTACAGCATCAGGCTGTAGTCTCATGTACTCATAAAAAGCTTCCAACATTTCAATGTTGAGACCAGACAATGTTGCGGAACCGCCCGGACGATAAAAGTAAGGATTCTCAGGATTCGGCTGCGCACCGTTAGAATCTATTACAAACTTCTTAGCCAAACTGGTCAGAAAGTTGAAACCGATATTCATCTCTTTTTCGAAAGCAATCTGTGTATACAGATTTCTCACTACTTGAGAAAAGATCTGCTCATAGTGAGCAGTCGTCTGAATTTCTTTGATACAGTATGTTGGAGACTGGAAATCACGAGACATTAGCTCGAAAGCTAAGCGCTCAATTCCCGTTCCACCCATCTGTTTAATGTTATAAGAACAGTCAGGTCCTTCGCAGGGATTACATCCAGCATTGTTGTTGAGCTTTTTCCAACCTTGGAAACCACGCTCAATTGCCGGCATTTGGCCACGAAGAATAAGCTGCTGCATGGAAGTGCCTTGCCCCAAAGGGAAAGCTTCAAGCTCCCATAGCTCAGAAACCCAACGTGGAATTTTTACTGTTTGATTATAAACTTGTCTGGCAAGTGCTGGAGGAGCTGCGAGAAAAGCCTCTGTAACTTGCTGTTGCGTTAAAATGCAATCGCTCATTGTAGCCACCTTTAAAGTAGAAATAAAATTACTATCAGCCTATAGCTGAACTATTTTCTATTATTCCTACAAAGCGTGGCTTTTAACGTGGCCTTCACGATTTGCTCTGTATCTCTCAATGCAAGTGAGAGGTCTCGTTCCCTATTAACCGCCTGGAAAGCTCGTCCTTTAATTATCCCCCAAAACTCATTTCTTAGCAAGCACTCCATTTAGGATATTTCTGGCTTCTTGTTCCGGGGTAGCTATTTTAGCCGGCATAGGATTTCCGTTAGCACCGCGGGGAACACCTCCTCCGATTGGGGGGCGCATCATAGTATGCTGTCTTGGAAGATTTTTAGATAACTCATCAAACCCTTCAATAGCTCGGTTCCTTGTATCCGCAGACACGCCAGAGCAGTAAGACATTAAAACCATTTTAGCCAAAGCTTTAGCTAAAGGTTTTGGGAGGTCTTCAGCGCCCAGGCGACCTAATTCTGTTACAAGTTTACCATACTCTTTAGCCGCTTCTGGAATTAACACATCAGGATAAAACTTATTAAATTCAGGATCGTCTTCTTTATGAATAAGTTCTACTAACTTCCCTTCTTCACGGATTTCTTCTAAAGACTCTACCCAAGAACTTTTAGCCGACGTTACAATTTTGTTTTTTCTATTTTGTTCTTTTACCTGAAGGACAGCTTCGCTCTCTTTTTGAAGAGATTCCAACATCTGCGCCGGCTCTTTCTCCGCTTCCGCGGCTTGTTGCTGAATTTCTTTGGTTTTAAGCACCAAGGTTTTTGCTTCAATCGCACCTAATTGATCATTTCCAAAATGCTCTTGAAGAAAACGATTGAGATCTACCATATTTCCAGTATTGATAGCCCTATTAACCGCATTATCTAACTCTTCCGGCGGCACCCCATACTCGGCAAACATCTCTTTGAGTTTTGCAGTAGTCGCTTGAATCGGGGTTACAAATTTTTCTTGATATTCTTTACTGGCTTTTAAGTTTACAAGTTTCTCATACTTAGAGAGGCGTGTTATTTCTTCGTCTTTTTGCTTTAAAACTTCAGGTACAATTTCGCCTGTGTCATACTTATTAAGTTTAGCTGAAAGCTCATCCCGCTCTTTTTTAAGGTCTGCGGCAGTTTTCTTTAATTCTGAGTGAGAAGTTCTTAGCCTCTTAAAATGTTCAGGACCCGGATTAGTAAGCTCTGCAAGCTCCCCCTCTTCTCCTCCGTCAGTCTTCGCTTCTTTGTCTTGTGTCGTGTCTTCATCTGCATCCTCAAAGAATTTAGGCTCTATAAGAGGAGTAGATGCTTGTGCCGGAACTGTAGGTTCTTGAGATTTGGGCGGTTCTGGAGGGCCGATAGGGGGTTCATTTACTGTAAAGCCGTTTGTAGGTGTGTCAGTTTTAGGCACATTCGGAATAGAAGAAGGAGTTGAATCGAATGTTTTAGCTTCCTTATCTGACACCGCTTGCGGATCGATTCCAGGAATTGGTTCAGATGCCATAGCATCTAAAAAAGCCCGCGGGTCTTTATACCCCGATTTAGGAACGCTTTGGGTTGTCAATGTTCCCGGTGTAGGACTCTGGCTTATATTTAATGGCCTCGTTTCTCCTGATTGCATCTGCTTCCTCCTCTGTTAAATCCCCTGACTTTAAAGCCGCATCGATAGATCCGAAATCCATCGTAACCGGCGCGGTTCCTGCTTCTACCGATTCTAAGTAATTTTCTTCAAAATAAAGAAGAGCGTCTATACAGTCATTCCACCCCGAAGACCTGGCACCTTCTAACCCCATAAGCTCTGGAGTCTTTGTTAGAATACGAGGCCTTCCTAATACTCGCAAAACATCAATTATACCGGCTTGAAAAAGAGCATTCATTCCTGTCCGATAAGCTGCTACTACGTTCGGATTTCCTTTTATTCGCTCTAACTCTTTTATCATAACTCAAGGTCATAAGGCGCTGGAGTAGACCCGTTAATGTTACTAAGTTCCTGTCTTAATTCCGGCAATGACTCATTTTGCACTTCTGTATGCTGGCGGTCAATAGGGTTTTTACTCTGAGCATCGAGCTGTACTTTTAATCGTTTCGTATCAGCATCTGAGTGCGCTTTTTCTTTCATTATTTCAGCACGAGTTTGATTGGCTTCGGCAGATCTTTGGTTTTGAGCTTCAACCTTTCTATTTGCGATATCTATATCAGTTTTAGTTTTAAGAGTTTTTAGCGCCTGATCAGAAAGAACAGACTGTGTTTGCTCCGCTTGCTGTTGTTTTTTCGCAATAGCGGCTTGTAATTCTTTAGCCGCATTTCTGTGATTCAATGTGGCGTACTGTTGCACTTCATCGTAAATCTTTTTATTTTGATTTACGAAAGATTCGGCAAACGGATCTTTTAATAAAATATCCCAGTGTTCATGAATATGCGGCACTAACACTGTAAATATTTTGTCAGCTTGAAGAGCTGTCATTTGCTGCTGTTGAATTCTTCTTACCGTATCATTCGCAAGAGCAATATGGATTGTGAAGTGTGCGCGATTCTCATTATCGGGAGAAAATACCGGAGATTCTCCTAAACGCATGATAGCGTTTTCAACACCGGCTAAAGACGCGCCACCAGATGCGGCCTCGGCATTTTCAGAGTCTTGCATGAAAGCGCCCACAAATTCAGGACCAAGCGCCGCACTATAAAGTTGTCGTTTGTACTCATTAGCCTCATTCGGCCCCATACTCCCTACAAAAGGAGCAATCTCTTGAAGGCCTAAAAGTTTCGCAAGGGTCGATCCGTCGCCGGCTGCACGAGTGGCTTTCACTTTTAAGTGGGATGGAAGGCCGTATTGATCTGTCTTCTTAAGATTAAAAATTACTTCAGGCACACCATCATCGATACATCTTTGTTTCCACTCTTTTGCGTATTCGTATCCAGGGTATCCCAGTTTAGATTTTAAAAGCTTAATGGTCATATTTCTAATGACACAATCAAACTGGGCATAAAAGTGCGCGATATTATTTTTAAGAACTGAAAACTCCTTATAAGACTGCATACGAGCTTGAGTAGGTGAAATGGAGCCTACATTTTTATCCGGGATTGAAGGATCATCTCCGGAGTTTGCAGTATTATAATTTAGTTTATTAAGGATGTATTGAGAAGCAGCAATAAGTTGCTGGATATTTTCACCGAGAGTATTTTCTATAAATTCAGCTTGTCCGATATTTGTAGGCACACCTGGATAGAAGCGAATGGCTTCAAAATCTTTAGTACCAGTTGCAAGCGTTTTAATAAGCGGGGTCCCAGACATCCTGGCCATATCGACAATTGAACAGTCTAACTGCATCATTGCCTGGCTTCCAGCATAGATTTTATGACCAAGTCCTCGATTGGAATGGATTGTGAATTCTCCTGGCGAGGCAGTAAAGATAACAAGCGCTTCTTCCATGCACTCGTATTGCCTATCAGCGAAATAAATAAATCCACCTGCATCATATCTTGGGTGGAACATGTAGTGAGAAATCTTACCATCGTATTCTTTATATAGAAGGGACACGATTCTAATGGCGTCGGAGAAGATCGCGTTCCAAGAGAGATCTCCATTTTGAATCCTATGTTGAATATCCATCATATCATAAAACTGAAAACCTGTGTTTTCTGTTTTTGCGAAACTGTTGGCAAGGTAGACTAAAAGATTAGCTAATTCATCAGTGTTCCAAGGCGACTTATTTGGAGGCACATCTTTAAACTGCTCATAAATCTCATAAAGAAATTGAGCGGTAAAAATAGATTCCAAGCACACATAAGTAAGAAGATCGATATCAGACTGAGCCTGATCTTCTACAAAGAAACGAGATAGCTCAATTGTTCGCCATCTCCAATCCCTTTCATCGGGCCAAAGTACAGGAGACACACCAAACTTAACCAGCTGGCCGGCCAATGTGTTAAACACCACATTGAACGAAGCCCAAGAACGTACAACACCGTCCCAGTGGCGAGAAAGACAATCTGCCCATTCGACTAAGTTATCAGCCGTCGCGGAAGCCAGTAACGGCGTTTTCCTGATTTCAAACTTACAAAGATACTCTGATTCATTGAGAAGGTTCCAATAAGCTAAGGCACCACGTTCATAGAGGGCGCGAGCGTCTAGATTATTGAAATTAGAAATGTGAGAGAGCTTGTATTTTGCAAGGTCTGTCGGATTGTAAGGAGGATTCCCGGCAATTAAACCTTCTATTCCGGCATAAAGATTGATGCGTTGAAGATGCTCGCCACGAGCGTTGTAGTAAAGAACTTTGGCAGATGAGATTGTTTGAATAATGTTGTGCGGTGCTTTAAGAACACCTTCTTTAACTTGTACTATCTCCCCGCGGGTATAAGATGATGGGACAGACTCTACCGGATTTGTCATTTATTGATTTTCCGGAAGCTGCCAACAGTTTGGATTTATCTCTCTCATCTTGATTTCTACTTTGGGTTTAAGCTTTATCTTATCATTATAAAAAACTTTGCTTCTAAGAAGGCACGTGCAAGCCTCACAATTGCCGATTTCATTATGAAACTTAGACTTTCTCTCTCCCACCGTTTGCTCCGCTATATGATCTGCCCACGTTACAAAAGCACTCTTATCCGGAAACACGTTAAGAGGGCACTCTACACAAAGAGAGGCACGTCTATCTGCAACCTCTTGAGATGCAAAACTATTATACATCATTTGCTTAATTAAAAGCACTCCTGCTTTTATAGTGGTGTAAAGGCCTCGTTTGAGGGGTGGCATCTTCTCGCAAGAGCCGCGGTTTTCAGGACGAAAGCATAGGTAGTTTTCTATAATACTTTCAAGGTAGTCTAACGGTTCATGCTCATTTTGGGCACGATACATCCTGACTTTATTAGCAGTATCGGCTAAGTTCGAGCCTCTTATTATGAAATTGTCTTCCGGGTTTTTAAAGTACCACTCCTGGGGCGAGTTCATTACTGCGAATTTTCTTAGCATGTGTGTTATTATACTATTATGAGTCAAAATTTAATAGACCTGATACGAGCCGAAGATTGGGAAATAAAGAAAAAAGACGACAAAAATATAATTTTAGCTTATGGGAATGAATACCCTATAACACATCCAGTCATCATACATTTAAACAGATACCGAAAAGAAACAATACCGGATTTAAAATTTCATCACATGAAAGCGGCACACGATTACCTTTGGCCGCAAGATGTGGGGGCTTGGCACTCTTGGTCCGAAGATAGATTTCGAACCCACTGCGAAGGGCATAATTTTATTTCATGGGCGGGATGCGCCAACAGCGCTAAAAGCTATGACTGTGCAAAAATAGTTTTAGAATGGTGGTGGTCTAACCCACAACATAGAAGTGTGATGGTAGCCTCGACAACACTCTTGGCCATGAGCCGACGCGTATGGGGTTACATTACGAAACTATTAAACAAAGCCGCGATTAAATTGCCCGGAAAAGTCATATCCGGAAACGCCCCTCAAATTCTTTATCCTTATGAACGGGGCGGGGATCCGAAAGATACAATTCACGGAATTATGTGCTGCGCCGCCAAACAAGGAAGTGATGAAAAAGCTATAGCTGATTTCATCGGCTCCCATCCAGACGAAGCCATGATGATGGTGTTAGACGAATGCACAGAGCTGCCTCCCAGTTTGATGACAGCTTTAGCGAATTTAAAAAGCTCAGAGAAACCTTTTCAACTGATTGGTATCGGGAATAGCACAAACTGGTTTGACTTGCACGGAGCTTTATCGACGCCGGCTGACGGAATCGATAGTGTCGACCCGTACAGTTCAACTAAATGGAAGACTACTCACAGAAACGGCATATGCTTATACTTTAACGCCTACAATTCGCCGGCTATACACGAAACAGATCCCGTGAAGAAGAAAGTATTAAGTTCGTTTCTACCTACGGAGAAATCAGTAAAAGAAGCCGAGCAGACATACGGGAAAAACTCGATAATGTTTTGGCGCTTTACTTTGGGCTTCTGGATGCCATCCAGTGTGGCACCTACAATTCTTACAAAGGAGTTTTTAAGTAGACTTGATATCTACAGTAAAGCACATTGGTTGGGCGCTGAGGCGCTTCAGATATGCGGGGGGCTTGATATTGCTTTTAGTGCCGGGGGCGATCAGTGTTTACTCCAATTAGGATATTTAGGGCAGACCATTAATGGGGATATGGTTTTAGACTTTAGAGGCGAAGAGCTTTTATTTAAAATTCATATATCTCCAAAAACTGGAAAAGCAATTGAACTTCAAATAAGCGAGCAAGTTGAGAAGATTCTAAATCACTATGGATGTCCTTTGGGTTGTATAGCGATTGATGCCACAGGGCAAGGAAGAGCTATTGGCGGAACGCTACAGCTTCAAATGCGAGAACCGCGTGCACCAATAAAGATACTAACAACAAGAACCGGGGGGGAGGCGAAAAACAGCTTCGATGTAATACTTAAAACACGGCACGAACTTTGGTTTGATTACAGAAGATTTATAGAGCAAGGAAATATCAAAGGCGTAAATGCGATAGCTGCGGCTCAGTTTACAAACCGTCTTGTAATTCGAAACCCTAAAACTGGAAAAGAAGAATTAGAGACAAAATTGGAATACAAAAATAGAATGAGGGCGGTGATGCCGTCACTGGCACATTCGCCGGATGAGGCGGATGTTCAAACACTATGCTTACAGTCGGCGATTATAAACTTTGGATTTCATCCAGGACAAAAAAGAGAAGTTCCTAACGTGCCGATGGGGCAGATGCAAGAAATAATTGCTTGGAAGAATAAAGTTCACATGATTCAACAAGAGCACATGGAGCCAAGACGAGAGCACCCAAAAGCTGATTTTAGCGGTGGAATGACGGTTAAACCATGGGCTGATTTTTAAGAATATTTATAATTTCACGCTTAGCACGCCGGCGGACTTGTTTAAGAACATTGTCCGGATGAATGAAGATTTGATTTAAATGTTCAAAACCGTGAATGGTGGGAGAGAGAATAAGAAAGTTCTTAGCCTTAAAAGGTGTCAGGCTTACGAGATTAGCGAATACAGATAAAGACACAAAATGATTGATAGCGACACGACGAAGGGAAGGATGTCTGTTATAAAAGATATGCTCAAGGAAGCGGATCCCACGTAAGGTTCTTGGGAGTTGTACTTTGGTGAGAGCCATATTCAAGCCCTAATATTTCCCGTCGTTTTTTAATAAGATCCATTTGTTTATCAATCATAGCAAAAGCTGCCGGCATTGTCTCGATTTTATCCCAAAGGCTGTGAAGGACTGCAAGATTAAAATTAAACATCAACATGTCAGCTTTACGCACCTGTTCAATTGGCGGCTTATCTTGAGTTATAAGCGATTCAATAGTGGGAGCTGTGAGTTCTAACTCATCAAGAAGAGTGACGGCTACGGGGGCGAGTGGGTCTGACATAAGATAATTATATCATGAGCTATGGCTTTAGAAAATGGCGCACCGAGAAGGAATTGAACCTTCTTCTTCAAGGTCATTACTCTTGAAATTTTACCGTTAAACTATCGGCGCTTGGTGCGCTGTCTTGGCTTTGAACCACAGGCAAGATTACTCTTTCCTGGACAACGCATAATAAAGGTAACTTAGAAACTATTGGTTTAATGATCGATCTGTCAATAAGCGGAACAACACCAATAGCTGTACACTGGCCCGCATACGGCGGATCGACTTCTTGAATCAAAGTATGTTTGACCCCAGTCAAAGAAAGTTTTTTAGCGATTTGCCTGAGTTCCCGCTCAGATGGCACCGAAAGAACTATCGCGTTTGTTCCTGGCGGATGTTCTTCAGTAATAGACTCTCCTACTGCGTGTACAATCTGTGCAGCTAAAAAGCCTATCGGTAGATCGTTACGAACAATTATGTAGTGCGAGAGGGGTTTAGTGGCAATGATTTGATATATTCATACTATATACAATAACGATGGGACCCCTTTCTGTCAAGGCATCTGTATAGAATTTACTATGTAGTAGTATAGTACCCCTCCGGGCGGGTCGAAAATTCTTCTTCCGTCGAAGCTTTTCAAAATAAGAGAGTCCTCAAAGAATTCCTATCATTCGCCTCCGTCCCATTCAATTTTTAAAAATTTTTTGCGCGCAATTCCTTGATCACGATTCCGGTAATTCTCATCCCGAAGGAATGTGAGGAAATTAGAGCGGATAATAGGGGATTGCGGCAGATGGTGGCGATTGTTGTTAAGTTTGGCGGGAATTGTGGCGACGGATAATAGGCGAGTCAAAATAGATTTGACTTGCATCTTAAGATTTGGTAAGATTTTGAAATTGGGGAATTAATCCCATAAAATAAGGAAAATACACCATGATAACACATAAAACATTCAATCAATTCTGGTCCCAAGATGATCCAAACTATAAAGGTCTATGCGATATAATTAAAATTGTCCGGCAACAAATAGATCCGACACAATTCGAGAATGACGAAACACCATGCATTCAATTAACTATTTCAGTGAATAATGATTGCAGCACATGGTCATATCAATCTGGAGATACATCATTTATGGGATCATGCTACCACGATCAATATTGGGGAATCGGTTATGTTGACCTTGAATCGACGGTAAATTGTATAGCGAATGACTTAATTTCTAATTTAGCGGAAGAGGTATTCAGTAATCCCGAAAATGAACTAAATGCATAATGCTTCGTAAAAGGAAATAACACCATGATAACAAGATCAGAATATGAACGTAAGATAACTAATCTGACATGCGATTTTTTAAATAAAGAAATCAAAATGTCCGATTACATAAGTATTTTATTAGAATATGCAGAAACTAGCTCTTTATCTGCTCTACATGTCGGATCGCTTATTGGCTTACAGATTAGAAATTTTGATTTAGATTTATACCACAGAGTATTAGATACATTTTGGGATATGGCGAACGATTAATAGTCCAGAATGAACGGCATTCGCTGAATGTCGTTTGTTCTAGTCTATCAATTTCGGTAGCTAGTAATTGAGGATACACACCATGAAACAATACACAGCACATATAACAAAGTACTACAAAATAGAATTCGCTTCAGAGTTGACAAGCAATGACGACTTAGAGGCATTTGCCCTTAATAAATTTATGCTCGAATCTCCAGAGATGCAGGAATTCGACGTAATTGTAGAGGCCGATAAGCCCGAAGAAACCAAAGCTTAAAAATAATTAATACTTGAGGATAAAACACCATGAACAATAGCATCAAAATACTTCCAAAAATAAATACAACATTACCCGATTTAAGATCACGCGCTAAAAAATTAGGGTATAAGCTTAGAACAAAAACAACATATTTCGAAGGCGATCCGAGAATAGTTTGGACGCTTATACACATTGAATCCGGCACTGAAGTTAATCCATGCAATGTTGTGTCTCCGGATAAATTCGAGACATACCGAAAAGGGTATGAACTAATTGAAAACGCAGTAATTAGACCGTTAAACATTTATTAATCACAAAAGGATAAAACATCATGAAAAATAATGAAAGAGCGGCTAATGCCGCATATATTTTAAGATTCGCGCAAATAAATAATTTTGTAGATAACGATGAATCAATCACCGATATAACTGACATAATCACAAATTTACTTCATTTAATTAATCAATATTATGATGAAGATAAAGCTAATGGCGTTATCAGAATTGCTGCCGATCACTTTCAAATTGAAATATCAGAAGGATAAAACACCATGACACCAATAGATCCACTAACTCGCACCGTACATGAAGTATTAGAAACTAATTTAGTTTGGCAAAACGCTTTTGATAATGTGAACGTCAAAAAAGCTTATACCTTTGTGAAATATGTTACCGGAAAAAGTAAATCAGATCATACCGATTATTACACACTGTCTGGTAAATATTACGGCTATGACACTTTATTAATATCAGGTCAAAAAGGATTTATTAAGCTGGCTTTACGGCCATTATTTGAAAGGATTTGAGTTTATTATTAGCATCAATTTGAAAGGTAAAACACAATGTATTACGTAATTAGAAGAGAAAATGATGATTCTACTTATGACTATTGGAGTATGCAAGATGGTTGGACCGCGTTTGTAGAACTAGCCGCCGTTTTTACGCTCGCACAAACACGGACAAATAACCTCCCACTAGAAGGGGAATATATAAAACTGAACATTTGATTACTGTCGGCAATACCTACTATTCGCCTTAGTCGGTATTACATGAAGTATTTAACATTTAAAAGGAAACACACCATGACAAAAAAATATATTTTACAATCAAAACTAAATGGCAAATATCTTTCAAATTTATTTGAAGATACCCATAACAAAATGTTTCAGGGTACAAAAATTGATAGAGAAATTTACTACTACGATATTAAACAAATAGCTGAAGATGTCGCCGCTCAAATTGATGCGATAGTTATTGAAGTATTAAAGTAGCCTATTATTCGCTCTTATTTATATTAATTAAAAGGAAACACACCATGAAAACAACATCAATAACATTACCAGATGGCAACACCGTTGATTATAAAATAGTTAACGGCACTGCTTATAACATCAAAACACCTGATGAAGTTATAAGAGTTTTAGAGAATGCAAGAGCGACTAACCAAAGAATAATTGTTACATACGGCAACACGTCTACCGGAGCTTCTTGGAGTGATCGGGGTGTCGGTTATGTTGGCAGATCAGGAGGATCTACAAAAATCCCAATAATTTTATTTAATACTCGCTCGCACGGAGGAGGACCGCTGCTTGAACACTGCATAGTAAAAATAATTACGGCCAAAGGCCGTAAACATCTATACGTGCATCCAACATTTAACGACTAATTATTTCCGGCAATGCCTATTATCCGCCGCGCTCGCAAATATTAGGCACTGCATGAAGTAATTAAGGCAATTAAGCCTACTTCAATTAAGAGAAACACCATGAAAAAATACATTGACCTTGAAAACTCGGAACAAAAATTAGACTTACGTGTTTACTATTCATTAGGCGGTATAAACTATGCAACTCATAAGCAAGAACCCAGAGGCTACTATGGATCTGTCACACCTGTGACAATTTCTGATGGCATAGTTTCGTTTACCGCATTTTCAGGCATTAAAACGCTACTTTTAGAGGTTAAAAGAAAGAGCGACAAAGCAGAAAAAGAAGCAATTGCTATTTTTGAAACTAAAAAATACGAATTAATAGAGCAGGTAAAATTAAAATTAAATATTAAAAATAACGGAAAAGATATCTCTAAAAAATTAGGTATATCTATACCTCCGAGGTTTCATGAATTAACAGAAAGTCAAATTCGAGCAATGCCTGTACAGGTTGTTACGCTTGATGGTGTTCAAATATTCCCTAATCTCGAATCATGCCCACTTGATTTAAAAAAATTCTGCGGTGCCATGTATGGAGAAGTAAATAAAATGCCAGCTTTAAGGTTTGAAAGTCAAGAAGCCTACAACGCACTATCCAGTTAGTTAATTCTACGAATGCCTACTATTCGCCTCTTCCGGCACTAATAGGCATTTATAGAGTCAATTATGGCTCATTTTAAAGGATACACACCATGAAAAACTATAAACTATACAAAGCATTTTTTACGGGAAGAAAAATCGGAGAAAATCACCAACCTTACAGTATTAATACATGTCTGATGTCGGAGACCGACGAAGGCGCTAAAATTTCTCTGAATCAAAAATTTGAAGCGATAACAGATCTTAAAATTATTCATGCCGATGAAAAGTCCAACGAAATATTTAACAAAGTGATAGAGGTGTTTAGGCTTTGGAATAATCACTTACCCACATTAAGACAAAGCGATGAAAACGAGCCAAAAGCACAAGTTAGTGTGTACCTTTGGAACGAAGGAAATATTTCAAATTTATCAGTAGATTTGAATGATCGTCTTGAATTGCTTTTTTCAAAAACCGGAAAAGCACCACAATTCAAGGTCCGCTATTCTGGCGCATATATGTCTAAAAAACATGGCTATTTGCAAGCAGGTGAATCAATTCATATAGGTTGTAGTATTGAAAAAACGCCTGAACAAATAGTCAAAGACATCAAAAAAAGAATATTTGAAAATCACGCTGAAGCGATTGAGAAAATTCAGTCCAAAGTTAAAGAATACATATCTAAAGATAGAAACGATGATAACGCATACAAATATTTATCTAAACATTATGATTTTCAAAACAATAAAGAAGCGTATGCAGGTCCCGTCAAACTATCAATAAATTCCGGATACATTAGCTTAAGTTTGAGACAACAATATTTCAGCGTGGAGAACGCAGAAAACGCAGTAAAAATAATTAATCTCTTAACTGAATGTTTAAACTCAATTAATGCGATTGAGAAAAAAGAAGAGAAGGCGGCCTAATATTCGCTTTTATTTTAAAAAGGAAACACATCATGAAAACATTTGAACTTTATATTGATTTAGAAAACGATGCTTTTCAGCCGGAAGCGCCGGGCAGAAATAGCGCATATCTTAAGAAGTATTGCAAATAAAATTGATGACTCAATTAACGATGATATCAAAATGTATCAGACTATTTTTGATATTAACGGTAATGATGTAGGCCGCTACGCAATCAAAGAAACTGAAAACACCTAATATTCGCCTCTAATTTTGCCCTATACGGCACGATCTTTACCCGGTCCATGGTATAGCATGGGTCAAATTTAATTTTATTGGAGAGAGTATGATTAATTTTATTGAAACTACAGAAAACAACAAGCGTTTTATTAAGGAGATCTACATCAATTATAATATCCATAGGCCTACTATATTTCGCGTAAACTCCCTAGCACACCGCAAGCCTGAACCGACTTTCTGGATAAGACATAAATTATTTGATGATGACATTGGCCCATTCACTTCTATGATGGAAGCTATAAACTGGCTGATAGAAATGCGTAAAGAGATGTTGAGACCTCAAAATTGACCTGTAAGGTGCCTAATATTCGCTACCCTATACCCACACATAGGCTAACCACTGTGAGTATTAGGCACCAATCTTTAAAGCCCTACAATTCCCATTAACACATAAAGCCCTACCCCTAAAAATCACTATCACGAATCCGATCCACCGCCTCCGCACCACCCCAAAAACCGGAAGCAGGCTGGTGCAAATTTTGGGGTGCCCAAAAAAAGCCCAAAGCACCAACCGGACCGGAGGACCGGAGACCGGATGGTTTTCCAAGAGTTTCTATACAAATTTCAAACGCAATAACACTGTTCTCTTTTCTTATATTTCTATATAAAACTTATACTATATATTATCCGGTCCATGTGGTCTGGTATATATAAGTATAGGGTATTATTGGGGTCAACCGGACCAGATGACCGGACCGGATGGGCGGACCGGACCGGTTCTTTTGCTTTTTTGTTATAGTGTATCAACTGGGTTTCTATTATTAGCACTTATGGGTCTTACCAAATAGAAACGATATTTTATTTTGTTCTTTATCTTTCGACGCATCAAAAATCCTTGTTTTATTAATTCACGCCCAAGGCTTTCATTTTTAAACACCGTGCCGATATAACCCCGTTCGTGTGCAAATTTATTGGCGTGTAAAACACAGTCATTTATCGTTACACCCTCTTCGTGTTCTAAACACGCCTCAAACATCTCAGGAATTAAAACATCAGCTCCCTGATTAGCTTCCTTGTAATCCTCTATACGCGTCAATACCTCTTCGGGTCGGCTCACCGATCCGCGCTCTAATACCCTTTTTAACCCTCTTAGTGCCCAATTGAAGATGCCGCTTATCTCCCTATCAATCGCAGCGTCTATTTCCTTCAGCTTCGCGGCATCGGGCTTAAACGTCCTATTATACTCAATAATCGACACCCTTCTAAACATCGCGAAACTATTACCATCGACCGCCGGGGTTTCGTTGCAAGCGATGTGAAACTTAGCCCTATTAGGAATATCCTTTTCTTCCTCATACAAGCGCCGCGAAACAATTGTCTTTTCTGTCAAGCACTTAACTAATCCATCGTTCCATTGTGTCCTGGTGTCTAAGTCATCAATTATGACAACTCTTTTACCCTCAATCTTGGCCCCTATTCGCTCTATTTCCTTACCAACGGATGTTTTCGACTTGGTTAGTGCATTGCTCTGTAAGCGCGTAGAATAATCACCTGTGAGCCGTCCAAGGGCATACAAAACGCGGCTTTTACCGTTTGAACCTTCCCCGCTGTGTAAGAATAGTGCTTGCTCTTCAACATCACCTGTTAGTGAATAGCCGAATATTTCTTGAATAAATGACACCATTGATTCCGGTGCCTCATTAGAGCCAAAGACTTCTAATAAGAACTTTTCCCATGCCGGGCACACCGCCGCCGCGTCATATAAAAACCCGGCGCGCCTAAGTAAATAATCAGTCGCCTTTGCCCGTACTACTCCTATGTCTATTGCTCGAAAGTCTATGACACCGTTTTGCAAATAATAAAGGTAAGGATTGTTATCAAATATCTGAATGCTTTTTGTCTCTAATTTTGGCGAAGACAAAACAACGCTAACCGCTTGCATTAAAAAAGCATTTCCAAGTAACCGCTCTTTTTTTCTTTCAAATTTGGCAATCGAAATTTCCCCGTCATCACCCCGACAAGAATTAAAAAACCCTTCTTCTTTCACAACTTCCCTACATACCTCAGCCACGTAATCGTGTATTACGGTCGGGCACCCCTTTTGTGACTTCCACACCAATTCTCGTCTATCAAACGCATACACTATAGCACCCGTCCGAATCAGATGATTTCCGAACCGTTGAATAACGCGCTCAGTAATTCCGTAATCGGTGTAAGGTGAATCCAACAAATCGCCGGAACTCCAATTGTACTCAAACCTATTATTCGCCGCTAACACCTCCACCCCGTTTTGGTGGTACCCATTTGTGCTTGTGTTTGTACCCATATCCGCGTGAACGCCATTACCTAATACTCGCCCCAACCGCTCCATCTTCCTTTTCTCCCTTTCTTTTCTTTTCTCCCGTGCTACAAGGCCGCGCTCGAATGCGGATTCACAGGTTTTTTTGACCTCATCTAATCCTAATGGTCCTTTTGGATGATCTTTTAAAGCTTCATTGTAGTTAATACCTAAAACTTCCGCTGCATCCATTATATCAATACTGCTTTGATGATCGGCGACACTGGCGAATATTAGGCTAAATAGCGTGCTGTTTCTGTCTTCTGCTTTTATGAGTTTAGGAATTTCATTTGCTCCAAGTCTTATTTGTTTTACTGTCCGAGCAACTTCCCGGCGTTTTTTCTTTATTACTTTTTCGGCCTCCTCCGCTTTCTCTTTTATCCAAGGGAATTGCCCTACTATTTGCTCTTGCGTCAAAGCCGGGCATTCTCCCGCCATATAAACAATTGCCGGCATGAACGCTTGACCTTCTTTCGTTATTCTTTGTACACCCGGTACTCTTATGGTGTGCCCGATTGCCGCCATTTGTGTGTCACCGCCAAAGTAGTGATTAAGCCCTAATTGATATGTGCGCCATAAATCTAGCGGAATTGATGGGTCAATCTTCCAGTAAAAATGATATTTACCGGGGCTTGATTCGACTACCATTTGCACAGCATTGGCTAAAAGGAGTGGCTTTAGTGATTCTTTTGGTAAAACGCGGTCAAAATCGACACAAAGGACGCGTACACCTTCTATATCTTTAGTCTTCCGACCTGTAAGCTTGGTGCTATTTAGCGTTGTGTGAAGGGTGAAGCCGCCCGAGTTTTGGTTGTCTTTTAGTGTGATTGTATGAATTATTTCGTCAATGATGCCGAACTTTACACCCCACCCAGGTATAACGTCTTTTGACTGAAGGTCTAATAGGCAGTAGGTGAATATTTCGGATTCTGGGTTTTTTTGGGTGCTTAAAAATTTAAAGAATGATTCTATATCTTTAAGATTTAAAGTACCCATATTTATTTGTTCCCGCTCTTAACTTTTTCTGTTGACTGCCCGGCCCCGGACTTTCTAGGATAGCATGATCTCGGTCATAGCCTCAAGAAAAAGAAAAAAGAATTAAAGTAAAAATTAATTTGACACGATAGAATCTTCTGTGATACTTGTTGAATCACAATGGATACTTTAGAAAGAATTGTTTTTATAATGTTACTAGTTTTATCAATACCGATTGGTCTTTGTATATTGATAGGACTAGTTCATGTGTCTTTGGATTGTATGCATTATCTTTTAACTTTAATTTAAAGGAACACCATGAATAGCTATTCAAAGAAAGTTGCAGCCGCAATGTGTAAATCTTACATCAAAGAAGCTTATGAGCTTCGCCAGAAAAAGAAGCTAACAAAAGAAGAATTGAAAACGCTCCGCCGGTTTCGGGAGCTTGCTCATCTTGTGAAAGTGACGGGGGTTTAAAGTTTACCGCCAAAGCGTTTTAGTGCTTGTGATGAAACGCGTTAAGGGTAACGCAAGCTTACCGTACTTAATTGGGAGATATCATGTTACGGGAATTTTAACTCCACTGCCGCGTGTCAGCCAATACACGTTTTAGTTTTAAATGCCGGGAATTGTCTTGGCGGTTTTAAGGAGATGAAGGTTATGGAAAGAAACAAAAACTTTGATGCGGGGTGTTATCGTGTCAAAACTAAAGCTGTAATTGGGGATATCGCTACTATAGTATTTTGGGCCGTTGTTATGTGCATGTGCGCATCTCATTTGACAGGATGCGGAAGCACAGGAGGAGGCCGGGTCTGCATAGGTTTTGAAGAGCAAAATACTATGAAGAATACAACAGGCTATGAAGTGCCGGAGAAGTATAAGAAGTGAACAGATTTTTACCCTCTCACTGTTATAAGGCTGCTATGAGTGACTTCCCTCTACGGAGGGATTTGCCGAAATGGTGGGAGGGTATTTTAACTTATGGGGCTTAGTGCTTCGAGTACGCGAGCATAACTAAAGCGATCATTTCGCTGCCTGGCTTCGGCCAGGTGTTTATGCAAGCCCCTTTACCTTTACGGAGGAAAATCATGAACACATTAACACCTAAAAAAGTTTTGAAGTTGACTGAAAAAAATATGCAAGATGCCATGCAAAACGCTTTGGCTAATACTAACTCTTACGCCAGCACAATTGGTGACGATAATATTTACCAAGAGAAAGTAGAAAGAAGAGAGCCGGGATTTTTTATTAAGCTTGGTGTTTTCCTCCGGTGGGGTTCCTATACTATTACCCTACTAGTCGCAGCACTTTGCACTTACATAGGCTTTTACGGCTATCCGCCGGCGCTTCGACACATTGAGCTTCAATTTATTGAGAGTAAAGTTGACGAAGTTGCCAAATCTTTAAGTCACGCTCATGATAGAATTTCTGATGTGGAAGATAAAGTAACACTACAACAAATTGCTATTGATAAAGAACTTAAGAAAAAGAACAAATAATTACTCGTGGTGTGTAATTAAAAGTTTGCCGGAACTTAAAACCGGTAGAGGAGCGTGACGGGCCTCTATAAATAAATAGGCTACAGGGGATGAAAGACCTTGGCACAGTAAAAAATTTCTGACTGCCGGGAAAGACCGGCTTTTTTAAAAGTTTTTATGACATTTGAAACAGAAACAAAATCAATAAACGTGCAAATTCAAGATAAGTTAGCCGCTACTATTTTAGTGGTCTATTATCCGGCTCTTGTGAATGACAAGTTGGTAGACAGAGTACTTGATGACGCGGCGGTCACATTAGGGAATTGTCTGGCTAAGGAGTTAAACGAGTATGAGGAGAAGAAACAGTGAATGAAGAAAAAGCCAGGGAAATATTACAGTATGCAATACAACCAGATAATTCTTTAGACAGTTTAGGTCATTACGTGGATTGGCATGGCGGCACAACAGTAACATTAGATGGTACTTATAGTCTCGAAGATTTAAAAGCAATGGTTTGGTGGATGGAAAACAAAAAGGTGCCGATATGACAGAATTACCGACAATAAATCAATTTTCAAATGTGTCCAATACGTACAGCGGCTCTACTGTTGATTTAGGTGTTATAGCGAATGAAAGAGGCCTTTCTATGTACACCGATTCTACACCTAGAACAGACGCGAATTGGTTGGTGGCTAAATATGGATCAGATTCTATTTTAGGGGCAAATAAGCCGGAAGAAAAAAAGGAAACAAAAATGAGTGAAAAAGTTGGAAGACGAATTGTTAAGGTGTTTATTGTAGACCCAAGTGCCGATGTGCCTTTGGACAAAGCCATTATCTACCAAGGCGAAGAAGGTTTAACCGATTCAACCGATCAAGAGTTGTTTTTTGAAGTTGATATCAAGGCACTCTTACAATCGCATAACGCTGACCGTGTAAAGTATCTCGATAAGAAAGCGACCAAAGCTGCCGGGAAAGATGTCTTTTTAGAAGAAGCAAGAATTAGAGATTTAATAATGATGGTCACCGAAATTGCGAGGTTCTAATTAATTAATTTTTACCCTCTCACTGTCATAGGTGTAAAATAAACTTCCCATCGAGGTGGGATTTGCCGAAATAGTGGGAGGGTATTTTTAAATTTTATTTAACAAAAGGAAAACTTATGAAAATTACAGACTTGATAGAAACATTGGAAAATACACTTGCAGAAAAAGAAGAACAAACAACGAGAGTAAAAGCCGCCGGCGCTGACGAAGCTTATTATCAAATGGCGCGGGAACTTATTGAAAAATATCCAAGCGAGATGCAGTTATTTACAAGCATCAGAGACGCGGCACTTCCTAACGATGAAACTTTTATGCTTTATAAATTACTGGAAATCCTGCCGGAATCTATGGTTGATTTTTCGATTAAAACAATCGAAATCGCTGTTAACATAACTCTTTCGGAACTTCGCGCTATTAAAGAAAAAAGGTTCCCAAAAGAAAATATTTCTAAAGAAGAGGTTAAAGAACCGGTATGAAAGATGAGATAACAGAACTTTTAGAAACTTTAGATACAGTGATTAAGAAAGGGTCTTTGCAAGAAAAATGCATAGATGCCGTTGATTTAATGTATTTAATCCTTTTCAAGCTCTCGGAGCGGGTTAAAACTATAGAAAACTCTAATCCGCTACCTTTTGGAGGTCTAGGACATTCGTGACAACATTCCATAAAACACTCGACACTAAAATTAAGGCACTTGAAAAAGAGTGGGGCGAAGTCTTTGATGTGGGGGATTTTTTAAGAGGCATTGATTTCTGTAAAGACTTAATTGTCTCCCACATGGAACAGTGGTGCAGCATTAATGCCTACGATTCGGAACGAGGTAAGGTCGAACCGGAAGATATTGGAGTTTCAAGAGGTGTCGTGTGCCCGGCGAATGAGCTTTTAGAAACTGTAAAATTATTGGTAAGAAAATGAAAGAAGACGGAGACTACAGATGTATGGGGTGCGGAGAAATTTTTGTGGTGTATGGTGACATTGAGGACTATCTCTGCTCGGAATGCGGCTATGAATTCTGTAACGATTGCACTTATCAGTTTAGAGAGAAACAATATTGTGAAGAATGTTTTGAAAAGGTTAAAGAATTAAAATGAAATTCGTAGATAAAAGAGGAGCGCCTACTATTTGGTTTTTCTTGATGCTGCCTCTAGTAGCTATTTTAGTTTTACATTTAATCGCATTTTTGGCTTCTTACATGCCCTGGCTTCAATATAAATTAATGGTCTTTTTCGCGGTGCCTAGATGATGGAATTTCGCTATCAAGGCGAGAAAAATCCTTTTGAAGGCTTTCATGTAGGGAAAGATGTCGGTGTTGTTTTGGGAAGAAAAGCCGGAATAGATGAAGCGGAAGTTGAAATTTTAATGCTTTTTGAAAAAGACCGAAGTAAGGGTGTTAAGATTCACGAGATAGAAGCTGTTTTTAGAAAACTAAAGGAGTCAAAATGAACATACACACAATAAAACTAGATAAAGACGAAGCTCTAAAGAAACTAAAAGCCTACAAATCAAAGCTTTCAGCTTTAAAGCATAAAAATATTTCAGCCGCGATTGAGAAAGAATACGAATCGGCAATTAAGGGTTATAGAGAAATGGCCAGAGGCCGGCCATTAGTAGACATTACAGAGGTTTTTTTAAGATGCCCGTTTGATGTTGAAGGCTATCCAAAACTTGCAATCGGGAGAGCTGATAAGAAAAGAGTTACTTTTTCAGCCAGAGGCGATCTATGGTGTTTTAGTTGCGATTCGCAGCACTCTTGGAATAAACCCTCTTCTACCAATATTTTTATCGAACCGCCCTCCGGAGCTTTAGAGAAATCTTCACGTTACGCACAAATTCCATTAGTGCCGGCGAACGTAAGGCCGGAACATGCTCTTAAAAATTACCATATCCTTTGGGAAGTAGAGAAGTGGCATAACAATAGGCCTCCGCCGGATAGAGATCCTTATTTGTTAAAGCATATTTTTGGAAGTTTATACGCCGTCATTGCTGAATGGGATTTAACGGATTTGGAGATGGCGATTATGAAAGGGATTAGAGATTGATGAGCTTTAAAGACGAGGTTGAGACATTCGCGAGAGCTGAGATTCGTAAGTATTATGATGAGTCGGATATTCACGAAGGTGACGCTGACGACATGCAAGGCGGTATCAAAATAGGTGCCACTTTCGCCGCCGAGCTGATACTTAAGGAGATGGAGGCGTATTTAAAAATAAAGCGTCAAGGATTACTTGAACTAAATTTAATGAGCGATAATGAAATTTGCTGCGCTTTGATCGATGATATCCAGGAAAAGATTGAGACTTTTATCAAACCAGAAACGGAGAAAAAATGAAACCAAAACGCAAGAAGAAACGAAACAAACAAGACGCCACGTTTATTAACATTAACGCTCTTAAGAAGCGGGTAAAGAACTTGGAGATATTGGTAGCTCATATCTTAAACCATTGGTAGCTCATATGTTAAAGCATTCAAGGCTATCAAATGAGCAAAAGCCTGATGGGTTTGTGGCTACGTGGAGGGGCGTTGTGCAGAACGGCATATATGCCATCCGCATAAACGAATTAACGCTAGTTGTGCATGAGCTACTCGAAGAAGAAGCCGCATTCGATTGCATGGCAGAAAGGAACGGTTGGCGCATCCGCCCAGTCAAATTAGTTTTTTTAGATGAACCCGCAGAATAGGAGGGCCAATGAGTTACAGCCTACAAGAAACACCAAAGGGCGCTATTGAATTTGCTAGGAAGCGAACAGAAGGCTTGCTCAGTAAATATTGTTTAATACTGCGAGGACTTCCTGATTTATTAGCTTCCGCATATCTGCAAGGAGTGACAGACGCGGCTCAAGTTATGGATAAATTACCAGCAGAACAACCAGGAGAGAAGCGAGATGAATGAAGATATCCGAGTTTGCGATGATTGCCGAAAAGGTGAATTTGGTTTTGTAACAACCGAAGGTGGCGGCTGGTGGCATGGTAAATGCCCGGTATGTGATAAAGAGGCCGATCTCTATACCTTTCGTGCATCATACATTCGAAACTACCAATCCGAAATCGCCGCGCTGAAGCAAGAACTAGAAATCGTGACCAACGACAGAAACGGAGTCATGAAAATAAATGAGCAGCATCGCGAGACTATCGCCAATCTCAAAGCACAACTAGCCGCAGCGCATGAGGAAGCTTGGAATGCGGCGAGATTAGTTGTAGATCCGCATAATCCATCAGAAACTTTAGAGCTGATCGCTCACAAAGATATAGAATGGGTAAATCCACTATTTCATATTTGGCTCGCACAGAAGGGGGAGAAGGATGCTTAGAAAATTACTTTGTAAAATGGGTTGGCATAAGTGGGAAAAGTACGCGAGTCAGATATTTTGCTTGAATCAAGTCAATTATGGTTCTTCATTACAATATAGCACAAAGTTTTTTTATAAATGCTCATGCGGAAAGACCGGAACTGGATGGTCTGACAATTTTAGAGATTATCGACAAGACCCGCGACCAGCATCTAAGCCTACTTATTATTCCGAGGAACCAAAATGACCAAACTAGACGAAGCGGCGAAAGCATTTGCAGAAAAATGGAAAGTTACCGCCATTAAGGAACCAGGCTATCCACAGCAAGAACTCCCCACTGATGTTATTAAAGACATAAAACGTCGAATTTCTGAAGGATACAAATCCGGCTGGACAGCAGGGCGCGAAGAAATGGTTAAGGAGGCGTCTCAATTATCATTCTGCATTGATAAGCTTGGAGGTAGCTATATTCCTGATAGAGTCGTCCGACTCAGCGACCTCAAAGCATTATTGGAGGGTTCAAAGTGACCAAAGACGAAGCGGCAGAGGCGTTTGAAAGCTTAGTTCAAATGAAAGATTTTCTTGAGGAATTAAAGCTAACACCTCAACAAGAAGATTATATTAAAACTGATATAATTAATGCAGTTAAGCATGGCTGGACAGAAGGGCGCGAAGAAATGGTGAAGGAGGCGGAGGGGAAGGCGTTCAATGTTGATTTAGAATGTGATGGTAGGGGCAAGGAGATTTATTCGGTCATCAAACTCAGCGACCTAAAAGCACTATTGGAGGGTTCAAAGTGAAAATAGTAGCAGCGGCAATTAAACATGAGAGCGGTAGGGTATTTTTTCTCCCGCAACCTTATCGGCACTGCGATGTTTTTATGGAGCTACCTAAGGGTGAATTGGCGAATGGTGAACAAGGATTTATGACGGACGAGAATAAGTTTGTGAACCGGACTGAAGCTTACAAAATAGCTGATAAGGCGGGGCAAATTCTTAGACGACCCGATACTACACCAGGAACTTTATACACGGAGGACCTTTGGTAATGACATACACACTGAAAGACTTTGACTTGAAGCCGGGGGATTGGGTGAAAGATGCTCAAGCGGGCATTTGGTGCGAGCTTGAGGAAAGTTGGCATCCGGATAGTAAGGTCTCCGCCGTCCGCCGACCAAGCATCATCATACGGGAGAAGTTGGATCAGCTTTTAGAAGAAGCGAGAAAGCACGGCGGCTATAAGGAGAGCGTAGGTCATTGGATTAGCTTTACAGAAATCAAGCCGCGAAAGGAGGAGAAGAAAAGTTTATTAGAGGAAGCTACTGAATTAGCATATTCAGAAGGCATTAAACCTGGGCCGATAGCCAAGCTTCTCTGTGATCAAATAGAAGCCCTAAAAAAGAAGCTGGAGGCTTTTTGTGAACAGTCTAAATAGTCTTCATATTTGCCAGCTTTGTGACGCTTACCGCGCTCGTGTAGGTGGCCGGTGTTGGCGCTGTAATAATTCTAAATTTAAAGCTTTTTGGATAAAGGTTAAAAGGATTTTTACTTGAAAGGCCAGAAAACACTATTTAGTAGTGCGTCGGATGAGTGGAGTACTCCGCAAGACTTATTCGATGAGCTTAATGATGAGTTTAAATTTACATTAGATCCTTGTGCTACTGAAGAGAATGCTAAGTGTAAAAAGTTCTATAACATTATGAATAATGGACTGTCTTATAGTTGGCAAGGAGAAAGAGTTTTTTGCAATCCCCCTTATTCTAAAAATCAAATAAAGGATTGGCTAAATAAAGGAGCAAAGTCTTGTTTCTATGAGAATGCTTTAAGTGTTTTTTTAATCCCTGCACGAACTGATACAGTTTGGTTTCATGAACATATTTGGGATAGACACTCTCATCGACCGTGGATTAATGTTGAAATCCGGTTCCTTAAAGGCCGCCTAAAATTCGGAGACTCTAAAAACTCAGCACCTTTTCCTTCCATGATTGTGGTGTTTAGGTAATGGAACTCCTACCTTTCCAAACACAAGCTAAATGGGACATGATGAAAATTATACAGTCTCGGCGAGGAGTTTATAATGCCTATGAAATGGGGCTTGGTAAAACTATTCAATCACTATCGGTTTGCGATGAGTTAAATTATTCTCACATTTTAATTATCTGCCCTGCGGTTGTGCGTTTAGTTTGGAGGAATGAGATTGAGAAATTCATTCCGCACAAAAAAGATCGCTTTGAAATAGTTTCCTATGAAATGGCTACAAAAAATGCAGAAGATTTAAGCAATCAACATTTTGACTGCCTAATACTCGACGAGGCACACAAAGTTAAAAATCATAAAACCCTCCGCTCTCAAGCTATCTTCCAACACCTCTGGCCCAAAATTCCTTATAAAATTTGCCTCTCAGGTACCCCTTTCACACAATCTGTTCTTGATTGCTGGACTTTGTTTAGCCGGCTGGCTCCTGAACACTTTGAGGATTACTGGAAGTTTGCAAATACTTATACGAAAGTGAAGCGCACTCCTTGGGGACCTAAGTTTGAAGGGGTAAAAAATGCTGAACAACTTAAAAAAATTATCCGCTCAACTTTTTTTATAAGAGAAACTCTTGAAACTGTGGGGCATGAGTTACCTGATAAAACTTGGCAGAAAATCATTTTGCCCGAATCCTTGGCAGTAAAGATGACGGCTGAACAGGAAAAAGCGCACAAAGAATACATTAAAAAAGTAATTGCTTCTTTTAAGTCAGACCATCCTACCAGAAGACCGGTCCCGCCTGTTAGCTCTAGTACATGGCGGAAGGAGCAAGGAATAAAGAAACTGCCGGCCATTTTAGAATTTAGTCAAAATTTACTTGACCAGGGCATACCGACTGTTTTAATGTGTTATCATAGAGAGTTTGCCAATAAGCTAAAAAAAGGCCTAAAAAAGTTTAACCCCGTAGTAATCACAGGAGACACCAATGAAAAAGACAGATCCCAGGCAGTTAGAGCTTTTCAAGAAGGAGGAACTAATTGCTTTATCGGAAACATCCAAGCAGCGGGAATTGGCATCACACTCACCAGAAGCTCGACTATGCTATTTGGGGAGTATAGCTGGATACCCTCCGATATCCAGCAAAGTGTTGCCAGAATCCTCAGGATTGGCCAAAAAAACCACGTAAATATTTATTACTTTGTAGTCGAAAATTCAATCGATGAAGAAATGATTGAAGCTGTTATTGAGAGGAGTAAGGATTTTAAAAGTGTGTTGGGCGGATAATGAAAATTCATAGTCTAAAAATACAATCAGGCTTTTTTGAAGAAATATTAAGAGATAACAAAAGAGCCGAACTTAGATTCGATGATAGAGATTTTCAAAAAGGTGATAAATTAGTTCTTTTAGAACTTCATCCTGTAGATAAAGGAATTTTAACAGGAAGAAGTGCATCCGCTACTATAACTCATGTGCTTAAAGGCTTTACGGGTTTAGAAGATGATTACGCAATTTTAAGTTTTCAAAGAATATTAGACGATGAACCAAGAAAATAGAGAACACGCAATACTGTCTCCTTCGTTCATGCACATAGGCCTTCATTGTAGTGGCGCTATTGGTTTAAAAGAGAAACTTCCGTCTACACCGGCTGGACCAGCGGCGGAGCTTGGTACACGTCTACATTCAGAAGCTGAAAAAGCTTTAAGGTTAGCCTTAGACATCAAATTACAAGGACCAAGCAAAGATTTCAAAATAGTTTCTGTACTTAAAGATGATGAAGATACTATAAAGGGATGGGTTAATTCTGTATGGGAAAAATGCTTTGAGCAATCTTTAACCGGGAAAGCCTGGGGATTAGAAGATAAATTAATTCTATCGGATAAATTCTCGATATACGGAACCGCCGATTTTTGGCTAGTCTCAACCGATGAGCGTGCAAAAAGATATGGATTCATTGCAGACCTTAAAACTGGTCGCGTTCATGTAGAAGCTGAAAAAAACCCGCAATTAGCAGCTTATGCTTGCGCTCTTCGTAAAGAAATAAGAGAAGGCGGGAAAGACTTAGATTATGTTCGCTGCGCCATTTACCAGCCGTTTTCAGAAGGTGAAAAGTGGAGAGAAACGAAGTTCACAGGAAAACAATTAGACGTTTGGGAGAAAAAATTCTTTAAGCTTGCTGAAGAAGTTTTCTCTGGAAAAGCTAAATTTAAAGCTGGGAATCATTGTAAATACTGCCCCGCACAAGCGCACTGCGAAACCTACGCAAAATCCCTTTCAAAGGAAACATCTTTAGCTTTACTTGATCCTTCTGAGTTTAAATTCCCTGAGCCAAGTAGGCTTTCTGACAGTGTTGTAACTAATATTGTCCTTCACGAGAAAGCACTAAAAGAATTTGTTAAGGCTTGTAAAAAGCTGGTGTTAGAAAAGCTTTATAACGGAGATAATTTACCGAATATTAAAGCTGTGGAAGGAAAGCCCAGACGAAAAATGGATGAAGGTAAAGCTCACGTTATTGAAACAGAATGCCAAAAGTTTGGAATTGATCCTTACAATAAAAAACTAAAAGGAATCGGAGAGCTTGAAAAAGCGCTCGCTCTTCACATGGCACCAAAAGAAAGTAAAAGTGTTGTTGACTCCTTCACGGTTATGGGTCAGACTCCAATTAGCTTAGTGCCTCTTGACGATCCACGTCCGGCGGTAATGAGTAAAATTGAACTATTAAACAACATAGAAAGCGAAGAATAAAAAAGGAAATAAATGGGAAAATATTATAAGCATCCAACCTATGGGCACGTTTACGGCCTATCAATTCCAACCCCAATCGGTCGAGGTGGTTGGCCAAATCTTGTTAAACCAAAAGCTGCACCTCCTCCTAAAGAAGGGGAGAAACAAGGGGCACCAAGATATGAACAGACTCTTTTTTTACAAAAAGATAATCCGTCAGTTATAAAGTTTTGTGAAACTATTAAAAATATGACAGATGAAATGATTGAACTTTTTAATCATAAACGTGCGGCCACTATTGGCGGATGTCGTTTGTTCGGTAAAAATGGTGACGGAGATGAGATGGATTTAGAAAAATATCCATTCGCAAAAGGCTGTCATGTACTGGTTGCGAGAAACGCAAATCCTGTAAAAGTTGTAAATAAGGAAAGAAAGATAATCGAACCCGGTCTTATAGAAGGCGGTGTCAAGGTTCGCTTTGTCATAAATCCTATAGTTACAGCGCACGGGATATCCTACAAATTAGAAGCAGTTCAGCTTTGGGAAGATGATGGTGTTAGATTCGCCGGAGCCGCGAGAGACGCGGTAGAACTCTTTGACGCATGTAGTGATGATGATGTAGAATCAGAAACAGAAGATACTGAGATTAACGGAGATGCGCCAACCACGCCTCCGGAAGTTCAAAAGAGCGGAAAGAAAGGAAAAGCCGCGGCTTTGGATCTTCTATAGATAGATAAAATTGGACCCTGCCTAGATGTTTTAGGTGGGGTTTTTTCTTGTGGGGACTGTATACGTAAGAGCTGCTATGAACTAACAAGGTCAGATTGATGGAAGGGACTAAGAGAAATAACCAGCCCACCCTTTGACGTTCTGAAACAGTCCTCTTTTTACTTATGGGAGAGCTTAACGGCGGGTAGTCAGGAAGTGAATGCGCATTCGTAAAACTATAAAGATAGATAACCTGATTACACTCCCTGCATTTTATGAAAGAATCCCAATTCGATTTAGATTTAGCCGGCACACCGATTAGGTGTTGGTACATTAGAGACCAATCCTTAGCCGAGCAAGCGCTCTCTCAGTTTATGGAAAAAGATAGTCTCTTTGGTTTCGATATAGAAACCATGAGTTTACCGGAGTTTAGAAATGACACTACAGCACCTTTGGACCCTCTTCGTTCTGTTCCTCGCCTTGTGCAGCTTTGTGATGGTCGTAATGTTCTTGTGCTGGATCTTCTATATATCGATAAGAGTCTGCTTAAGCCTTTTCTGGAACAAAAAAAACTAATAGCTCATAACGCAATGTTTGAGCTTCAACATTGCTACCAGAACTTTAAGTGTGAAAAAGTGGATATTGGCTGCACCTACTTGGCCACAAAGTTACTGCACCATGCTCTTTACGCAGATGACGGAGGTATTAGTGCCGGACTTGAAGATGTGTCGAAGTCGCTTCTTAAGATGAATCTCTTTAAAGAAATAGATCATAAGCATTGGTTTCAGCCGGAACTAAATTTTGAACAGGTACAATACGCAGCCCTTGACGCTGTAGTGGTGCTAAAGTTAGCCGAAAAATTAGTAAGAGGTCTTCAAAAATATGGGCTAACTGAAGTTTATAAGCTCTATAAAGATGCTCAGCACCCTTTGGCTAAAATGCAGCTAAATGGCATGAAAATTGACACAGAAAAGCACAGGGAATTAATTGGGAAATGGAAGTTAGAAGCATATGCTGCAAAAAAAGATTTAATTAAACTCACAGGTTTAGATGATGTTACAAGCCATAAAATTGCTAACTATCTTAATGAGAATTTGCCTCCTGATGTCCTTACTATATGGCCCAGAACCGAATCCGGAAAACTTTCAACAGATAGTAATGCATTTGCTGAATTTTCTTGGCTTGACGTGGTTGAGCCTTTCTCTAGATTTCAAAAAGCCACCATACTATCCTCCACCTTTGGAATGAAGTTACAGCATAAAATTAATCAAGTCTCAAAACGAGTGCATACCAATTACAAACTTTGCGGCGCAAGAACTGGGCGACTTTCAAGCTCTAACCCCAATCTTCAAAATATGCCGCGGGACCCTGAGTTTAGAAGTATCTTTATCCCGGAAAAGGGTAATGTTTTTGTAGTAGCTGACTTTAATCAGATAGAATTAAGAGTGTGTGCTGAGCTTTCACAAGATGAACACATGTTAAATGCTTATAACTTAGGTATGGATTTACACTCTTTAACAGCTGCAAACACCGCAAGAAAGCCGGTTGACATGCTAACGAAAGAAGAAAGGCAAAGAGCTAAGGCTTTAAATTTCGGTCTAGTATTCGGCTTAGGTGCCGAAGGATTTCAGAAATACGCAAAGAAGCAATATAAAGTAGACTTAAACCTGGATGAATCTTTTGAAGCCGTAAAAGAATGGCACGCCCTGTATTCTGGTTACACTGAATTTCAAAAAACTCAAGCCGCTAACTGTGAAATGTCTTTAGAAGTGAGAACTCCTTTGGGGAAACTTCGCCGGCTTTCTCGTGAAAATTACTTCGGGGCGAGTGCGAATACACCGGTTCAAGGGGGTGCCAGTGAGGTAATTTTACGGTCTCTTTGTTTTTTACCTGATTATTTACCGGATACAGTTAAGCTCATTAACACTGTGCATGACGAAATAATACTAGAATGTACATCAGACGCAGATGTTATAGATCAAGTAGGTATCAGTCTCCGAGATGCTATGGTTCAAGGCTTTTTATCGGTATTTCCTAACGGAATAACACGGAATTTGGTGCAAGTGTCCCACGGTAAAAACTGGGCGGAGGCAAAGTAAATAAAAATTTTACTTTATTTATGATTTATACTATAATTAGAACAATGATTAAAAGATTTTTACTCGGCCTTTTAGGTCTTATAACTTTTCCTATATGGTGGTCTTTTATGTTGATCTATCTATTAGGAGATAGAATTTTAATCGACTTTAATAGCTTTATGATTCGTAAAAAATGAAAAGACTCTCTCTTAAAACAAAAAAGTTTCAAAAGAAAAAGCCCCTAAGCCCACAATCCAAGCTTATAAGTTTTATTTTTGAAAAGCATGAAGGTGTTGTTAAGGTCGCTAAAAAACTAGGCACCTCAAAACAATTAGTTTCTATTTGGAGGGATAAAGGCAAAGTCCCTCTTGGCCGCGTTAATGCGGTAGCCGAGAAACTGAACGTCCCGCCTCTTGCTTTAAATTTCAAAGATCTATCTAAGTTACTTTGTACAAATATTTCTTTCGAAGATGTGTGTAAAGACTGTTATAATTCTTTAGAGAATTTATAACAGAGGAGTGTTTATGATTAATTGGCGAAAAGACGCGATCCGTCTAACGGATCTTAAAGACGCGTGTAAAGAAGAACCCCTTCCAGTTGCGATAATCGATAAAGGTGATTGTATAGTTCTTTGTCAAAATGACAGTGTTGTTATTATCGATGAACATACAGCATTAAGATTAATGGAAGTTTGTAAAAATTTAGTTGAAAATAGTTAAATGACAACTGAAGAAGAAGAGAAAAAAATTATTTATAAAAATGCTTTAGCCGGCATGGAGAAATTAAAATCCAGTATAGGCTGTGATGGTGTTTTGCTAAATGATAACGAAGTGGCGGCTTTAATAATTATTGTTGAAGCCTATTTACATATGTATACAGACGCACTTATTTCATGAAGCCGTACTTTCTTACAGTCTGCGCCGTTGTTAAGAACGAATGTCCGTATCTCCTAGAGTGGATTGCATTCCATAAGCTTGTC